TTTTTTTTGCTCATTCTGTTATTTAGCGTAAAAAAACTTTACGCTAAGACATGCTTTCTATCAAAAATAAATATATCACTTGACATTACACTAAACTTGCAATATACTTAATACAAGTGAGATTTTTCGATGATGAAGACCAAGATTTTTTTATTTTTTGAGATGGCGTATATCGCAATCTATTTATTAGTAGCAGTTTTGGCAGGGATAGTATTGTATCCTTTGTCATTTCTGCTTAAAAAGAATCATTATGAAGAAAATGGATATGATTTATGAAACACGTACTGTATGAAGTGACAGATAATTTCGATATTATCATAAAATTGACTTTTGAAAACTATACATATCTTAATGCATTTATTGAACAACATACAAATGACAAGAAGTATGAGCCAAAGTTTCTTGTTCTTGAAATTAATGATGAAGGCGATATTGATTTTATTAGAACATACAATGGAACTAAAGAAATTTCGAAAAGATATGTTGTTGAATTCATAGATTAGTGATAACATAAGAGTGTTCAAGATGACTACAGCATTGAGAACAAAATCCAGAATGTGGTGATTCTGGAACAATGTGTGAAGAATGTTTTTATCTCCTAACTGTGTTCGTTCCGTCAGCATTCTTCACACATTTGGGTGGTTAGCTTAAGTAGAGCAGAGGACATAAACCTTTGATATAGGTGCAAATCCTATACCACCTATTGGTTAGGGCGATTAGCTTAATGGTTAAAGCAGGGGACTCATAATCCCTTGAGTGGGGGTTCGAGTCCCTCATCGCCCATTGTTTGTGTTTGTTTGGTTGTTATGTGTCCTCTTTCACCCTTCTTGAATAAAATCAGGGAGGGTTTTTTTTGCTCAAAATTATTCTTAGACTTATTTCAATAAGTCTAATATCTCATTGCGTCTTAAAATAATAATAATTACTAGGTTTTTGTGTAAAAACTTGCCTATACATACACGCAGAAGGTATACTAGTGTCATAAGGGATTGAGAAACCTTATAAAAACAATATACTCTAGAAAGAAAAGTCATGTCTATTACATTAATTGGTAAAGACACACAAGAAAAAAAGAGACGAGGTAACCCTGATTGGGGTTATGTAATGCCCTATGACGAGGCACGTAATGTAGTGTCAAAAATGGGTTTCAAAAATCTTTCCGAATATCGTGAATGGATTGAACAAGAACACCCTGAAGGATTTAGTGTAAATCCTTACGCTATTTACAAGTATCGTAATGAATGGGTATCTGCTCGTCATTTTCTTGGTAAGACTGATTGTACTACAAACACCAAGCTTGTTGCAAGAGAAGATGAAGGCATTGTGGAAAAATTCTCTTTTGCAAAAATTCGCTCAATAATAATGCAAATAATACATCCCAAATAGAAGCATAGAGAAGAGGGCGAAAGCCCTCTTTTTATGTTTAATGTGCCAGCTGCAAATATTTGACAAGAATATTTTCTAGAGATAAAAATATATCTCTAAAATATGGAATGAGCAAATTTTTAGTTATTTTTAGTCATTTACCGTATTTTACTTGCACAGTTAGTGGAACTAGTGTATTATCTAAGTGTTAGTTATCACCTTTGTTTAGGAGACTGAGATGCCAGCAATAACACTTACAAAACCAGAGACCTTTTCTCTTCCAAACCTTACATCGCCAATCGTTTCCCGTCCAAGCAAGATTAGAGTCAAAACTGTAATGGCTGACTATGATACTGTGAAGAGTATGATTGCACCACTAGAACTTGGTTCTATGCGCGAGTACCAAGAATACATCGTGGCGAACAATCTCACTGATATATTCCCTAAGAATCCACAAGCTGTTTACAACAATGTTTGGGTCAATACTAAGGATTTCTTGTCAATGGCTCAAGAACGCATTGATGCTCGCAATCTTGCACGTAGCAAGAAAGCAGTTGCTGTTCGTCTTGAGAAAAAAGCATTACGCAAAGCAGAGGCAATGGTTCAACCTAAGATTGAAATGCCTAAGACCAATGTAGTCACGCCAAATGCAGTGAATACAATCACTCAACTTATTGACTTGGGTGTGCCAGTCAATCTTGTAGAATCTGTATTCAAGTCGATGGATTTGTCAATAGCAGAACTCAAAGACTGTGTTATCTATCTACTGAATAAGTAAGATAACTAGTTCGCAACTAAGGACGCAGAAATGCGTTCTTTTTTTTTGCTCAAAACCAAACTCAGGGGTATGCTCATACCCCTGAAATACTTAAATGTCAAATAAAAATAATCCTTGACAACCCTAAAAAAAATTGATAATATATAGACATCAAAAGGGTAACACCTTAAGGAAAGAAAAAGTAAGATGCCGATTTTCAATACCATGTCAAAATTCAATGTTTTGACACCAACACAAACAGTGTCACCTAAAATTGTTGATTCTATCAATGTTAATGTGGTTGAAGAAACCAAGACTGAACTGGAAAAGATTGTATCCAAAGTTTATTCACTTGATACTATCACACAAGCACAATACTCGAACCTTAAGAGTTCAGCAAAAGTAGAATATATTCGTGAGCGAGTTTTGGCATACAACTCTATGCATCCTGAAACTCAAATCAATTCTTTGGACAAGTATTTCGCATTTGTTCAAGAGAACAACCTTTTCTGGATGAAGAATCCACAAGGGTCAAACTACCCTAAGTTTTCCACATATTGGTTTTTTGGCAAGCAACGCAATCAATCTTCCCCATCTGTTCCTAAAGTGGAAGCAGTCACTGTTACAGAAGGTACATCAATAAATGATGTCATTATGTTCTTGCGTAACCGTGGTGTATCTCTCAATAAGATTAAGTCATTGGATATGAATTTCCAATCTGATAAAGAAGAGCTTGTATATCTTCGTATGCTTCTTGCAGGCTAAAATATCTTATAATCTATTGTATCCCCTTCTTGCAAGGGGATATTTTTTTGCCATTACTCAAATCTAGGGTAAAAAAATCTTTACCCTATGTTGACAAATGAGCAAATGTATTTCATAATATTTTTGCACAGGGAAACTTGTAGTATTTGTTTGTAGAGAATATTATGAAAAAGATTAATTTATCTGATTTCAAAAAGATGGTAGATGCTGAATCATTCAGTATCATTTCCCGCGCCTTGAAGAGCAACAATGTAGATTCATTACAGCTCCGAAAAACGAGCGTAAATATCCAGGCTATTGTTCGAAATCTCCCAGACCATGAAGTAAAAAACAAGTTTGTCAAATGGGCATCTGGATATGATTTCGCCATTATAGATGTGATATAATCCATGTATGGAATTATCACTTCAGGATGTTAAAATACATCACAAGCTCTGTCAAGAAACATTAGCATTTTCAGCCGTTTTACTCATAGATGAAATTCCATTTGCACGAGTAAGTAATTTTGGTAATGGTGGTTCTCATACATTCATTCCTGTAAATGATGATGCATATAATTACCATGAGATAAGAAAACAAATCAATGAAATGGAAGAATATCTCAGCAAAGAGCCAAAATGGTATGACAGAGAAAATGGTGGATACCTTGATTACAATCTCGAAATCGCCATAAATGAAATGGTAATTGCAAAATATGAATCCTTTACAGAAATGTAAGGGATTTCTTGCTTTTAATTTGATTTCATGTTATATTATATATGCAAGGAGATAGTGTAATGGGACTTGATAATATTTGGAAAAAGAGCAAAGAAGAAAACGGATTTGTTGAAGGCGATTTCAAAATCTGTGGCGGTATGTTTTCTGGTTCTGGAAACGATTCATTTCGTGGCAAAGTTTACGACCGCTTTGTAGAAGATGTCACTGGTGTTTCTCTATATGGCGACCCAGAAACATTTGAAATCTCAAACGAAACTATTATGCAGATGGCAACTGACTTGGAAGAAACAGAATGGCGAGATTCTTACATTCAAAACTATGATATTGAAGAAGAAGAATTTAAAGACTTGGTCAAAATGTTTCGTCTTCATGCCGATGCTGGTCACTATCTGTTAGCGTGGTATTAATGAAAACTTGGCAAAGAGTTAAGCTTAAACTCAAGAAAAAAGCACCACTGGCTTGTTTATGGCATGACTGTGATTCAGCATTAATTTCCACTGCTCGCATTCGCAGAGAAAAAGACTGGGTCACTGTCGCTGTATACGATTATGAATCTTTAGTTTATCATTTCTACGAAGATTTTAAAATTACAAGTGAAGATGAAGAATTTGATATTTATGAGCAAGCTGTAGATTTTGTTCATTTTAATATTATTGGTGCATACATTGGGAAACGCACCCCAATATATTGGAGCGAAGGCAAAAATTACAATCCTTGGTAAAAACTTTTGGAGAAAATATTCTCCAGAGGTTTTTTTACAACCTCTGATTTTTATTTTTGTCAAATATTTGCATTTTACCAATAATAAGATATAATTAGGGTATGAACACAAGAACAATCACAAAACTCGTTCTGGCAGTAGTTTTCCTTGCTATTTTGGGCATCGTTGGTCGCAATGATTATAATGATAAAATGGAAGAACTTGGACACAGTGAGTTGAAGGCAAAGTAATGGATATTGAAGTTACGATTGGTGATATTGAGAATATTTTATTAGCGCATAAAACTTTGCTGCCGCGTGATGTTATTGAGAAGCTTTATGATGAGTATGCAGATATTTTCAATGAAATTATAGCCAATGCAAAAGATTGCACTGATGACAAAGAGAAGCAATGGCAGTTTGTTTATTCTACTATAGAAAGAATGATGATACTTGATGGACTCTACATTACAGAACCCTCAGTCTATTGATTTGCGCAAGACATTTAGTAGGATTGTATATTTTATCGACCAAATGAATCAAGGTAAATCTAGGTCAGCTGTATTACGAGAATTAGAATTCACAGAGGCTGAATTTCAGTTGCTCTTGGACAGTATTCATTATATCTCCAGGCTGCAAGACAATGATGCAAATATTTTGTTTCCAGGCGGAGAAATCCCATTTGGTGGTATTTCTATTTATCAATCAGAGAAGAAACTTCTTACGTTATAGTTCCCATCGCGTGTAAGTGATGTATAATGTTAAGATAAGTCGATTCCCCTTCATGACTTATAGCCGAAAAGATAGACAAGACCTCCGCTTGTCTATCTTTTTAATTTCACATGAGAGATCTTTATGAAAAAAATAATTTGCTCAAAATGTAACTCAGAGATATAAAGTAATATCTCTGATAAATGTTTATATCAAATATTTGCTATTTAGTCGAAAGTGTGTTACAATGCCCTCAGTAATGAATAAACAGCTTGCCAGTGTGGTGATTCCTTTTATAGAATCAAGGTTTCTGCAAGTGGCACAGCTTGAAGGTGACATTACATTTTTCCCCTTAAAAAAAGAAAATCATTTACAGGTTATCACAGACAAGGATAAATCTAGTAAGTTTGGTGAAGTTTTCACTCCCCTATGGCTAGTGGATGAAATGATAACCCGTGTATCTGATTATGACTGGAAAAATCCCAACATAACCACATTAGATTTGTGTGCAGGCTATGGGCAATTTACAGTTAGAATGCTTCGGAAGAAGTTTTCTGTACTAGGTGATGACTTTGATGTATATAAGTTTTTAAAATCATACCCTGATGAGATTCGCAAGAAACCTGCTACGCATTCTTTTAGCGAATTACAGTTATCATCTGCGTACAAATTATTATTTATATTTGGAACAAGAATTAATCTTTTCATAGGTGATTCACGTATGTTGAAAAATCTTCCAGAAGGTGCTAAGGGTATTTGGTATTATTGCACTAAATCAAAAAATTGGATAGAATGTACTGACAAGGCAATTGAATGGGTTGGTTCTCCTAGCAGATATAATATCAAAAGAGAGATTAAGTTTGTTGATTTGTTCACGCAGGAGTTTATAACAGATGTCAATTCTGAAACAGAAGTTTGATGAAAATTTACTGCAAGACAAAGACTTTCGCCAAATATTTTTTGACCGATTGACAAAGTTGCAAAACATTTGGCAAAAGCATCGTACACCTGAAGACATTACACGGAAGATGACTGCTAAAACAGATTTAGCAAATAAGATGATTTGTGTTATTTTCAACATGGAATTGGTTGAACAATTAATAGTTGAAGATGGTGTACCGCCACAAAATATTCGTTTCATAGCAGACAACCCACAAGAAGCTTTGTTCGCTGATAAAGTATATGGTGTTATTTCAAAGTATGTCAGTGAAACAGATGGCATTAAAGGTATCCGAAAGGCGATGGAAGAATTCTAATGAAATTTGATTTGGTAATAACAAACCCACCTTACAACAATTACATTGATTTGAACATCTTGGAATCTTTGCACGATATATCAAATGAATTTATTGTGATTCACCCATGCCCGTATTTGATGAAGAACACTTTTGATACTAACGACACATTGAAAGAATTTATAAATAGAACATCTGGCACAGTCAAGTCTATTGAATTCTTGGATGGCTGGGATACATTTGCAATTGAAAACCCATCTCCTTGTGTTATCATTCATTATAACAAGAAGCTTGTAACAGATTGCGATGTATCATTCACTCAAGATAATTTTTTCGGTTATAAATCTGTTCCCTACAAAGTAAAATCATTATTAGATATCTCTTATTTTGGTGAAAGTTACGAAACAATCGTAAAGCCTTTTGAGAAAATAATATCTGCTCACATTGCCATAAACGGTTCTATTTTAAGCACAAAGATTTCCAACCCGAAAAATCTAAACCCAAGTGCATTTCATTGTCAATTGCCATCAATCATTGGTCATACAAATACAGCAAAGAAATTCACAAAGTTTTTCATGAATGATTTCTTTGCATTCATGCCTAAGAATGGAACATTTCTTCCCGAAGTGTTAGCAGATGGCACTTTCAAACCAACACGTAAAAATAACTGGGAATTTGCAACATCGCAAGAACGTGATAACTTTGTATCATTCCTGAAAACAGATTTTGCAAGATTTTGTCTCGCGTTACGAAAGTTCAATAAAAATCTTTCTGATGGATTCTTCAACATGGTTCCTAACATGGATTGGAACAGAGCTTGGACAGATGATGATTTGTTCAATCATTTCAATCTTGACCAGAACACTAGACAATTCATTCTAGATTTCATCCCCGACTTTCACTAGTCGGGATTTTTTTTGACAAATGATGAAATCAGGGGTATGAGCATACCCCTGCAATATGGATTTAGCAAATATTTTATCTGATATTAATGCTTGCACTAAATCTGCCCATAAAGTATACTGGTGATATGAACATCATGAACCTGTTCCGCAGAAAACCTGAACCATTACCTCCGCCACGTAGTGTGACTGCACAATACACATTGAATACACAAGAATACGATAAGTTTCTTGGGTTATTTCGTCAGCACCAAATAGACGCTCTCAACTCTCTCGTAGATGTCAAGGTAGGTCAAATTTCTTTGCCAACAGGAACAGGCAAGACATATGTTCAAATGGCTGTACATCTCAATGATATGATTGAGAAAACAAAAATTGGCAAAACTGGCGTGTATGTGATTTCTGCCCATAGACTGATTCTTTGCTCACAGTTACTTTCACAGTTCATGTATGTTGCATCAAAGATTGGTGTGGACTATGATGTTCTCAAAGTAAACTCTGAAAGATTCAATGTTGATGATGTTATTCTTAAGCTTAAGGATAAACAAGATGCACCGGACAATTTCTTTGCATTGAATCGTCACAGAATTTCTGGCTCTCAGACAACCAATTCTGAAGAAGTCAAAGAAGCATACAATAATGCAGTAAAGAACAAAAGACATCTTTTGATTGTATGCACATATCATTCTTTCGATAGAATGTCCAAACTGCCAAAAATTGATATCATCACCTACGATGAAGCACACATTATCGGAGAAGAATTTAAAGATAATGTCAACAAAGTAAAACATCTAATTGACCGAGAGTATTTCTTCACTGCTACTAGAAAAGTGAGTGGACATAATGAAGGTATGAACAATACTGAATTCTATGGCGAGATACTACATTCTGAATCTCCAAGAACAATGATTGACCGTGGGGAAATTGTAAGACCCGCTATTCATGCTATCAGATTGCCCAATGAAGCAAGAGGAGATTTCCAAAACACTAGCATGGTAATTCAGTCAATAGGTGAAGGTTTTGTTCATCACCATAAACTGATTAAGGAAAATTCAAAATTCCCAGATAAGATTGGAGCCAAAGTTGTTGTGGCTGTATCTGGAAATGATGATTTGACAGATATAATTACAAACCAAGCATTCAAAATATGGGCTAAAAACAATTCCATTGAGATATTTTCCTTCTCATCTGCAAATGGATACACTCACAATTTTGAATCTGTTGGGCGCATGGAAGCATTTGACCGAATGCAAAGCTTACCAGATGAACAAAATGCTATCTTGATACACATTGATATTTTATCTGAAGGCATTGACATTCCATCCATCACAGGTTGTATGCCCTTGCGTAATATGTCGAACATCAAGCTTGCCCAGTTCATTGGTCGTGCCGGTAGACTCCATCCCTTTGACCGACAGCGATTGTATGATAATATAATAAAGCCTGACCAGTTTGATGAATTCGTAAAACCTCATTATTACGTTATATTCCCTGAATTCTTGATTGTGGCAGAAACTAATAGAATGGAAAGATTTATCGGAGAAATGCTAAACACTTACGAATTGATGCCATTTGATATTCCACTGATTGATGAATTTTACTCTTCCCCAGATGAAGTGCTACCGAAGATTACAGATGCAGACTCCACCAATAATCGTGATGATGTATCCAAGCTTGAACATATCTTGCGAGATATAATGAAAGAACAAATTACGATTGCTCTTAATGATTCATCAGATGAAGAAATTTTAGACTATTTGGAGGGAATCGGTAATGCTTAAGATTGCACACGTTCATGGATACCCTGTGGAATATCTTGGATTGTTTGCCAAGTTCAAAGATGGTGGAACAATTCGTGATTTTATTAATGAAGTAGAATCCTTAGCCACCAAGCTTAAACTTGATGAAGATGACAAATTCGAGTTCAAGGGTGATTGCCTAGAAGTTCTCTGTGAGATATTCTTCAAACTCAATCCAACATCTCCGCGTTTTGGTTTAAGAGATTATGTTCCAAATACCAAAGACAATGACTATGGTGTTGATGGTACTGGTTATAATGCCAACGGTGATAAATGCGCTGTTCAGGTTAAGTATAAGCAAAACCCAGCAGAGCAGATTCTCTTTGCCGATATTGCAAAAACTTATATGTCAGGTGCAGAACAACACGAGATTGATGTAAAGAAAGATAAAATCATTTACATCTTTACAACAAGTAACATAGAATCAAATCCACTGCAACTTTTCAAGGACAAATATGTATTTATTTCCCGCAAAATGATTGCCAGTGAAATTGATAACAACGTGAACTTTTGGCAGGTTGCATATCTGGAAGTTTACAATTCGCTCAATTAAAAATATCCTGAATTTTCTTTTGACAAAAGGGAGATTCAGGGGTATTGTCAATACCCCTGATAAATGAAATTAGCAAATATTTAGTGTAAGGTATGGTAGAATATATTCATGGAATCAAAGACTTATGTATACTTCTCAAAAACAGGTATAGGTTATGAGATGACTGGGGATGATGTAATCCCAGGAATGAAAGGTTTCATTAATAAAGATGATGCCTATGTTATCAATTATTCATATAGTGATTTGAGTAATTCTATGCTCTTTTTTGTATATGAGTGGGATAACATTAAGAGAGATTTCAAAACAGTTTTTGAATCATATCGCAAAGAATTGATTCTTGTAGGTATGGTGAAGCATATTGATAATCTTCCCATTGTTATTAGTAAAAAAATACTTGAGATGTATGTTGATGATACCGAAGAATTAGAATTGGAAAAAAATGCAAACTCGTGAGCAGAAACTTAAACTATTAAAGAAGACAATTGAAACACTTTGGCATGGTGTTTCTGATACTAAAGAGGGCGATTATCCACGTATAATCTCACTTTATAAAGAAGTATTGATGTATGATTACCACGATGCTGATTCTTGGGAAAATATGATTTGGCTCATGTGGTCTATGGCTGTCAATAAGAAAGATACAGTGTGGTTATTTCAAGCAGAGAAATTTGCTAAGCGATATCTTTCACTTAACCCAAATGGTTATCGTGCTTATGAATACCTTGGTCAATTCTATCGTATTATGTATGTAGATTTGAGATTGGCTGTTAGATATTATGAATCTGCGATTAGATGGAAAGATGCTCCAAAGAGCACTCATCATTCTCTTATTAGTGTTTGTGAAAAATCTGGCGATAAAGTAAAAGCCATTGGGTATTGCAAAATGACTCTTGCTAGATTTCCCAATGACCCTTATACTAAATCAAAAATCGAAGTACTAACTAAACAATAGTTATTTTTTCGAAAGGAATAGAAATCGGAGCACCCTGTGTTTTGTCATCCTTCATTCGGATAACAACTACATAGGGTTTATCTTTTAATAAATAATCATCAAGAACAACACCTAAATTTGTTTCGCCTTGTTTGTCTTTCCATGATATTTTTGTGCCTGGTTCAATCAAATCTTTCTCTTTATTCAACTCAACCCACAGCTGCGAGTTTTTAGCCTTGTATTCTGTAACTTCTTGATTTAAATCAGTATTGAGTTTACGCAGCAACGAAAGTTGAGATTTTGAGTTCTCAAGTGCAAAAAATAAAAAACCACTTCCAAATAAGGAAAGTGTTAGAGAAACACCTAGAAATACTACCATTGTTTTTCGAGCCTCCTAACGGTATTATACGTATATGAAAGAAATAATAACTGCAATAGAAAAAAATAGTAAGTTTCGAGAGAATAAGATAATCCGTCCACACTTGATGAATAGACTGGGTATTCGATTAGATTTTCCCGAAGGCTCACAATGTATTCTCTGGACAGATGGTAAAAAATATTACGCTAGATGCGAAGCGTTTGGTACTTTATTCACTATGAATATACCACGCAGTGTCGGAGATAATATCTGGCAAAAATTCATGACAGAGTTTGAAGGAAATTATACCTATGAAAATATCTAACTTTTTTTGTAACAAAACTTGCAAAGTTGCATAGAATGTCATATACTATCTCTGTTAGTTCTCATAACTTCTAACATCATCCTTAGTTGGGTTTCTTTCTCCTGCACAATGGGAAGAGATTTATTTCTCTTCCCATTGTTGCTTTACAGAATGATTACTATATTATATCCAATATTCAGGTCCAGTTTTAAAAACTTATTTGCTCAAAAAGAATATCAGGGATATTAGTAATATCCCTGAGGTAAAGAATTGTCAAATATTTTTGGCAAAAAAATAGCCCCTATTTTGGGGCTTGAGGTTGACATTTTGATGTTTATATGGTACAGCATCCACAGCAAGGTGCATCTTCGCACCGACCCTTTGCATTGCGGGTGTATTCCTTGCCACCGATGATGAAGGTGCTAATCTCTTTGGATTCACCACTATTACGGCGAGCCTTGGCTTCTTGTCCGCATTCTGGGTGGCAAACATAGTACTTGCCTTTCCACTTCCACATATCACCGTCCCCAGCAGGAACAGTGCCTCTGCAATACACACAAGTGCCATCGTAACGATTTTTATATCCCATTGTCTTTAACTCCTTGGATTAATAATACGGCAATTTTACCTGAAATGCAAGATAAAAATGTAATATATTAAAACTCTTCTTGGACATCAATACCATTGTCTTCACAATACTGGTAGATTTCCTTTTTACGATTTTCTTTTCTACGAAACACTTCAATGCCACAAGAGTCAAGGAGAATGTAATTGTTATTCTTCTTGACAATAGTCCAAATTACAATAGGATAATCATCTAAAAGCATCTTGTTGTACTTGGGGGGAGCTAAGTCCCCCCCAGCCTTTCTTTATCGGATGTCCACCGAATCAACTTTGCGATTCTGATTATAGTAAACAGTGGTCATCTTATCACTGTCATCAATAGTTAGAGTATCAGCATAAACTGTACTCTCTTCGTGAATTTCAGTATAGTCGATATCTGCTTCATTATCAACTACAGCCTGAATCAAATGAGGATTCAATTCATCCCATTCGGCTTTGGTGAACTTCTTAAAGTTTGCTGGGTCAAGACCAGCCTCTTCACAGCACTCATTGAACACGTCTTCGTCAATCACCAAATGATAATTAACTTCGACAACACCTTCGATTGAAATTTCCATATCATTCTCCTTACCGAACACAAATATTATAAGGGTAATAGAGCCAGATTGCAAATTTATTTATTTATTTGACAAAAATAAAAATTGGCGGAAAATTGCTAAAATACCGCCAAGATACACTTACAGCAAATTAAAATAGAAAAACCTGACAAAATGCCAGGTCTTCTAATGAACAACACCAACCAAGTAACACATATATTATACTAGCAAGAAACCAAAAGTGCAATACTAGTTTGAAAACATATCAAAACAATATTTGGTTCTTGTTTTTTTCACGTTGATTTCATACACAGATTGAAAATCATATTTTGGTTTTGCAACCCATTGAAAATTATCATTGAATGTTCCAGTGTTAATCCATCCATGTATTGTTGAGAGATAGGTTGTTGGAATCCCATGGGGAATCAAATATATTTCCACTACATCAAGAGGTTGATTGTATTCGTGGCGGATAAATCTGATTTTCATATGTTGAAGGATATCCCTTATTTCATTTTCTGAATAAGGGACTTCCACTCTAGTGATGAAACTACTGTTCCACGCTAAGTTGCAAATAGCCAAGTGTACAAAATGAGAAGCTATCTCCATTTCATAGGCATTATTAAGGTCTATCATATACCGTTATTATATCACTTCCAACGGAATATGGTTTTTGACACGCATGACAGGATAGGTATTGAAACCTGATTCGTTTTTTTTACCTGTATCTTCAAAATGCCCACAGTCGATAAGGTCTTTGTAAATTTCCCAACAATCACTTCTATTAAAATGAAACTCTCTTGGTTCCAATTCTACGTCAGGAAGATTTGTTGTCAATCTAGCCCAAGGAAACCCACCTTGTATTAATTGAATAGCAAGGCGACCATTTGGGTACTTTAGAAATTTTGCATCGAGCCAACCAAATTTTGTTTTAAATCCGAAATCCATGTTATCCTCCCAATTGTCTGATGATAGTGCTAGGGTCAAATGACGAATCCCAAAGTGCTTTGCTAGATGTTCGTAATGTATGAATACCATTGATATGAACATCATACACTTTGGTGAAGAAATACCAATGCTTGAAATCAAAATAGACAAACTTAGTTGTCTTGTCTACGAAATAATGGCTTGCTGGTGGAATCATGTCTCATTATATCAAATATCAGATATAGTGCAAATTAATTAAATACTTGCTAATTCCCTAACGCAGAGGTATAAATCATACCTCTGACAAATATTTTTAGCAAAAAAAAATCCCAAGATTGCTCCTGGGGTTCATTATTAAAACTTTATTGCTGCTTGTTTCAAACCAAAGTTCCACATATTTTTCTTCTTGGGGGCATGAAGCTTTGCATTGTTGCGAAGAATGATGCTTTCTTGAAATACATCTTCAAGGCGTTTTACAAAATCTCCAACGCGCTCAGCATCTTCAATCAAACCCAACTTGAGATATTCACATTGCATACTTTTCCAAGACATAATCTGGCTTTGCATACTATTTGTATTCTCTTTGGCTACTGTGTAAATCAACTCCATATTCTTCCTCCATGAACAATATATCAGAAACACCCAGCATTGGCAACTATATTTTAAATATTATTTGTGTAATATTCTTTGTATTTTGCGTTGGTAAATTTCCACAAGTTATCAAAGAAATATTCAATGCTTACCAAGTCAGAGTTTGCAAACAAAGATTGATTAATCTCAATCATGCCAAGAGATGTTTCAAAAGAAACACATGGTACATAATCGACATAATTGTAATTCATGTTTGGCACAGCTGGACATTCGAAAATATCAATGTGATACTTAATACCAACATTGTCAGAGAATGTTTTTTGCCACAATGCAATACAATGTGGTTTTGTGAGAGCGGGGAATTTTTTATAGCCTGCATCTCTCAATCGCTCGTGGTCAATATTTATTGTTTGTGTAGTCATTAATAGTTATCTCTGTGAATCTGCAAACGGGTCACCAACTTTATCCTGTTCATTAAATTGCTTTTCAAGCATTGCCAGTTCTGATACAAGTTTTGCAAGGTCTTCGGCAATCCACGCCAACTGTTGCTCTGGTGTTGCAGTCTTAATTTTAAAAGCGGATGTCACACCAAATTGAAACTCAGCGTGTCTAATCGCACACCCCACAAGGTATTCTGGATATGTCATCGTTCTATCTCCCTTACACCAATAGTATATAGTAAATGGAAATGTCTGTCAAGAAAATATATTTATTTGCCAAAGCTAAAAATTGGCGGTAAATACCGCCAAAAAATTCTTTTGTCAAAAAAAATCCCCAGATTTTCACCTGGGGTTCTTTTTAGTTTGCAATGTCGATTAGTGAACCTTCATACAAATGTTGAGCATAATAGTTTTCAATTTCTTTGCGAACTACGGTATCATCAATTTGTTCGCCATTAGTGCCTTCGATTACTGTAAAATTATACACTACATAAGAAATCAACTGTGGAATTACTTTACGTGCATACACCAATACGTGTTCACCTTCAGTAAATTCCCAATCAGTCCAAGTAACAAAAGACTCTGCGAACTTTGTATCAATACCACAGTCATAAAAGATATCTGTCAGTTTCCAATATTCTACTGTCATTGTCCTATCTCTCTTACACCAATAGTATATAGTAAGTGGAACTATAAGTCAAGAAAATATATTTATTTGCTCAAATAAAAAATCAGGGGTATGAATTTACCCCTGAAAAACAAATAAAGCAAATAAAAACCCCCAAGAAAATTCTTAGGGGATTTTAGCTGAAACATAGGAGTTCTGATTTGTGATTGGCTGGAATTCAACCAGTACGGAACACAAGGGTAGTTCTTTCGATGGTCTCTACCTCCGACGATGCCCGTGTCTCAATGAGAGCATAGCACCCAACCACAAATCATTATACTTGGATAGATTGTTTGCGTCAACCATATCCAAGGTTTCAGTAAAAGATTGTGGATTTAACCACTCCAAGGTTGCTACCCTTATTTGAGTCTCGCAATAGACTCTAGCCGTTCTGGTCTTTTACTGGAATGCGGATTCTGACCCACATCAATATATTACAGTCAAATCTCTAGGATGTCAAGGCTATTTCTTGAAATACATTTTCAAGTTTTTTCCAATCTTCATTTTTGGTATAAGTGTAATACCAATTGCCATCTTTGTATAGATAGATAAAATCCAAAAAATTATACATGGCAGAAAACAATTCATCTTTAGATGTTATTACAGAATTTACTTGAGATTCACCACGGTCTCTCTTGTAGAACACTGTAACATTTTCTTCAGCAGAATCAAAAGAATGTGTTTCACCAGATGGATGAATCTCTGGTGCAAGGTATGACATATCACCAAAACTTAACAGGTCTTTGATTTTCTCAATTTCATTGTAATTTTCAATGAGTGTTTTTCCTACTCCGGTAGGATATCCATCCCAATGACAATAAGAACTCTTGATTGTTCCATCCTCAAGCTCCATACCGATTCTACAACGTGTTGCCATAATATTTTCCTCTTGGCTATATTATATCAAAACATTAGGGTAAAGCAAGAAAATAAATATATTTGACAAAAATATTTGTCGGGTGTAAACAGCCAAAATACACCCGATTTTTTATTATGTCAAAAAAATATCCCCATTTCTGGGGATATTTTAGATTGCTCTTTCCTTTTCTCGGTCATCTGCCTTACTTAACATACAGCACATAAAATAATAAAACAAACCTACAATACAAGCAAACACACCATACTGAAACAGCAAATATGCAACTTTACCATCACCAGTGATAATCCATTCAAACAAACCATAAACCAATGTAAGAGGTGTAGCATAAGCAAGAATGGTAAGGATTGATTTAAGTACCTTGAGACCTGTGATTGTATAGAATCTCATGTGACCAAAGAATGCCGCGATTCCGCTACACCACAAAACAACAATAAACAAACGGTTAACGATATCTAAAGTCATCCTGCTACCTCCCAGTTTTCTGCCATTACATCTTCAGTCTTAAAAGTATAACAAGCCCAAAAACTCATTTCTTCACCAGTAGACCAAACACATTTAAATTTAAGTGATGATTCTTCTATCTTGACCAATATAACAGTGGTACAGTTAGGATTCCATTTCTTGCTTCTTGTGATAGTTTTACCATCACGGAGCATTGGCAATACCTGTTCAAGTTTCATGTTATTATTATATCATTACCCTAATCAAGTGCCACATATTCTAAAAACAATTCTGTGGATTTTTTATCTTTGATGCCTAGTGAAATCATTTGCTTGGCTATTTCCGAGGGTTTTTCATTCAAGGATACTAATTTTTGGATATACTCATAGTAGGTGACATTTTTCGAAATCACTTTGTTATAGTAATCGTCTTGCAGACAAATCTTAGCACAAGTGATAGAAATCCTTTCACCATTTAACTCCTTAGAGAAGATATATTCAATCGTGTAGTGGTCTAACTTTAAAACATCTTCAGCAATGTCTTTCAAATGAGAAGAGATTTGATTCCTAATCTTATATAAGTTTGAAATCTTTCCATACTGGTCAGACATCTTCATAAATGATATAATTCCTGAATAACTAACAATGTTGCCATTCGCAATATTCTTATATACATTCATCACACCATCATGTATCTCCGCAGTGCGTGGTCGTCCCCTAAATGGGTTTTGATTCATAAACTAAATCCTCCAAGTTACATCTTACACTATATCACTAACATTTGCAAGAATTATTTATTTGCTCAAAAGGCAACTCAGGGATATAATTTATATCCCTGACCAATAAAACAAGCAAAAAAAACTCCTGAAGAAACTAATCCTCAGGAGCTGCGCATTATATCACAGGTTTACTCATCGAACAAGTCAATAAGGTCTCCTGTGGTGAAATTACCATTGATTTTTTGAGCATCTCCCGCGAGCAATGCTTCTACTAGCAAAACACGCATGAGCAATGGTTTTACAATCGCGGTGATTTCTCCATAAGTGAATTCTTTCTGAAGATAAATGGAATTGTTCTGATAATAGAATGTATCAAAATCAGACACTTTGTATTGGAACAATTCACCCAATTCATTTATATCACCGGACATGAATGAAAGGATTGAAACGTCCTTCTGATAAGAACGCAAAACATCCCATACCCATGCTTGCTTCTTAGGAGAATCACCGGGTGTCAATTTCGAGGAATTTGGGTCATCTTTCTTGGTTGGTTGCAAATACAAACGGTCAACCACCAAAACCAGTTTCTCATTGTAAACAAATGCTAGAGAACCGCTTTTCGAGAGATTCATAACGCGATGCGAATTTCGAGACTCTCCACGCTTCTTTGCAATCATAAACTTATCCACAGTGGTGAGACCTGGAAATCGCCCTTGAAGCTCATCGCAAATGTCATGCAATACATTAGAGAGATTGTCCATGCTTAGCACAGACGAGACAGTGATTTTATCAGACATAACTTTTCTCCTTGTAGATAGTATATCAGGTAAATCCACACTTGCAAGGAAAATATTTATTAGATTTCACAGCTAGAGTATGGTAAAATCAAGTCATGGTAGGAACAGTTAAAATAGAATATGGGATGTACAATCTCTACGTGAAAAATGTGTTTTTTAGTAGTACAAAATCATTGGCTGATTTGAAACAATCTGTGAAAAGATTTGGTCTCTCCGGTTACATTTTTGTTTGATTTCTAAACCTTGATATTTTTCAAGGTTTTTCTTTTTAACATCTCTCTATACATTATCTGTTTTACACTTGCTTATTTGATTTATTCCGATACAATACATCATGAAAATAAAAATAGGAGACAACGTCACATGGCGTGGCTCTTGGGGAACAGCCCCACCAATGGATGCTAAAATTACAGGAATTGAAATAACAGATGCTCCAGAAGAAAAATATGGAATCAATGTTAATGAAGTGGATTTAAAAACTGTAAGAGAAAATCGCGTTGTATTTCGTTTAGATAATAACAAATGGTGTTATGGATTTCAGGTGGATGTAAATGACAACAAAAATACTCAAACTAATTAATATCCTATCGTATTTTACTCGTGCATTTGCATTTTATTTGCTGTATATCAATTCAACTTTTGATTTTAACGGAGCATTTCATTTCAGTGTAGAGATGCCTTTTATCACATCAGTAATTGTAGCAGTGATTTTTCTTGATTATGTTGGATTTAAATATTACAAGAATCGAAAATTAAACAAGGTGGAAAATGATTATGTCTTGCGTAATGGTTTTCTGGGTAAGCAATGACGGTTTTGGCGTAGACCAGTTTGATATAAATACTTTTGATATGCTTATTGAAGATGTAACAGGATTTCAATTAGATAAAACAGCAAACAATTTAATAATTAAATATATCGCCAAACGACTCTTAGATACACCATATCATGATATGTTTAATCTTAAATATTCAATACAAGAATGTCAATATAAATCATTTGTTGATATTTTCAATCGTCATGCAAATAACGGAAATTACTTAGAGGTACTGAATGAAACGCAAAAAGTATGTTGAAGACTTAAACATTGCATCTGGTACAGAAATGATGCGAGCCAGCCAGATGAGACCCACCATCTTTAAAGATAAAACAAAATACAATCGAAAACTAAAACACAAAAATCGTCAGGATAAAAATTCTGGCGATTCTTTTTTTTGCTAAAACCAATTCTCGGGGGTACTAGCTACAAAACCCCCGAAAAATATTTTTGTCAAATTTATTTTTTTAAATAAAAAAACCTTGACTTTTGTCAAGGCTTGTGATAGGGGAGCAGTATTTATTACTTAATATTAGCTAATTGTTTGTCTTGTTCATATGATGCCAAACCTACAGCGATATACAAAATTGTTGCTAATGAACACAAAACTAGCAGAAAAAAAGCAGATGTCTCAATACTGTATGTATTATTTGTAAGCTTACAATCATTAAGAACAATAAACAAGAAAATCTGCATTGCAATAGCAACAGAAAAGAAAACTTTAGTATACTTTGACATTATATTACCTATTGTATTGGAAGAAAGTCCCCATGTTTCAGGGGACATAGCCTGATTACTTACCTGCGTTGAGAGCCTTGTACTCTTCATCAACCTTGTTAAGCTTATCTTTCAATTCTTGATGTGCTTGTTTGATAAGCGTGATTCTTGACTGTTCATTGTGAAAGTCAAATTCCAGATACACTTCTGTCCGAATCATAAACTCTTGGAGAAACATCTCACGCGCATATGTTTTGTCTTCAAACGTCATTTTTGTTCTTGTCATCACCGTTCTCCCTTACGCCTTAAGTATATCAAATTTACACGAGCTTGCCAGCATTTAAGGTAATAAACAATTATTTAAATGTTTACCCAATTCATTGGCATATGGTGGAAACTTGGCTTATAATAAGACATCACAGACGGAGAAGACACTATGCAAACACTTATCGACCAACTCACCACCTCAATCGCCAACATCGCCAAGCAGACCACGGTTGTAAACAAGAATCAAGCTTTAGTTACAACTCTCACACTTGAGAAGCTTGACGCAGAAAACAAGCTTGAATCCAAGACAGCAACCCTCTATGCAGATGGTCTTGTACAAGGTTCAAACGAAGCAACCCGCAAAGCACACCTTGCCACATTGCTGGTGGAAGAGGTCAAGACTGTACAGGTTGTAGAAACCAAGATTATCAAAGCAAAGTCCCAACTGGCACAATCTGAGAACACCATTCGTGCTACTAGAGACACCCTGTATGCCTTGCAAACCATTCTCAAAGTTACCCTGCCACCAGCAGAGTAACCCTCTCCCATCAATCACATCCCTTGGCTCTTGTCAAGGGTTTTTTTATTTAATTTTTTAATTTGACAAAAATAAAATGCGGCGGTTTTAACCGTATTTACCGCCGAAAAATACATTTGTCAAATTTATTTTTTTCTTGACAAACTTATTAAAGTATGATAGCTCCCCTTGCGGGGAGCCTTTCATTGCACCATCAAAATAAAAGTGGTTCAAATATCATGGTGTATGTTAATGCTAAATCACCATGGTTTTCAAAACACTGTACTATTTCATCTGCATGAGATTGTTCAAAATCTCCTGTTTTTACACCCTTTGGCAATCCCTTTACAATATCTGACAACATCCATGTATACTTGATTTCAGTAGCGCAATTTATGGAGTTTCTGAGGTTGAAACTATCAAAGGATTTTATCAACCACTCTATAACGAAATCATTTGCCACATCGCTTACATTATTGCGCATGAAATGTTGCTGAATGTCAACTGTCTTTTGTTCGATAACCATGTCTCTATCTCCCTTACGCTATTATTATATCAAACCTACACTATGTTGCAAGCAATAAGTGGAAAATAATATTAATGAAGCTTTACATTATATTATTTGACTTTGGGTAAAGCCTGCTGTATACTATCAGTGTTCAAGGAGATAAGACAATGAATGTAACCGAAATCGCTCGCATCCTTTCCGCCAAGCAAGGTGGCTCGTTCTACTCCGTAAAGGTAAACCGTCCCGGCAAGGTTCGCAAGGGCGTTGCAGATAACATTACCAAAGTGTCTGTATTCCAAGGTATGCTGGCAGAATATTCTAACCGCAAGCCTGTGAAGGATGCTGTTGAGGCTGGTGAGCGCGATGCGCCTGCAATGCCAACATGGGCAGAATCTGTTGAGATTGAAGGTATGCGCTTTTGGCGTAATGTTAAGAATGGCAACCTATACCTTCCAGTGTGCGTAACTGGAAATCCATCCAAAGCACAATGGTATCGCAACGGTGAGCCTGTAAACCTTGATGATGTCAAGGACGCTCTACTAGCATCAGAATATGCTACCAAGCCTACCAAGGAGGAGACCGAAGAAAAAGGTCAAGCACTTTTTGTAGCGGTTAGCGTGGACAATATAGAATCGCTAGCCTAAACCCTACATCATATCACAGCCCTTGATGAAAGTCAAGGGTTTTTTATTAAATTATTTAATTTGACAAGCATAAAAATCGGCGGTATTCCCGGCTTGTACCGCCGAAAAATATTTTTAGCAAATTTATTTATTTTCTTGACATACTTATTAAAATATGATAGCCCCCCTTGCGGGGAGCTTAGTCTTGACAACTACAAAATATGTGGTAGTGCTATGCTACCTTTTCCTTTTCAACATTCTCAGTGGCTCTTTCAATGAGAACGTCCCAGTCAATCAGTTCAAAAGCACACCACATGATGTCACGCTGGTCTTTGGACAAGCCTTTTGTTAGTTGATTCTGGATGTACCATTTGATATCACTTGTTCCGCCAGCCTTTACCATATTTTCCATTGCTCCCATATAGAGAACATTGATATGCCAAGTCATTTTGTTGTACCAGCCGTTGTGTTTGTTCATAATTTATTATATCACCTTTTATATACTTGTCAGAATATTGTTTTTTTATAATCAATTGGTTTTGATTTTTTTTCAAACGATGTAAGCTTCTTATTCTTTACAATCCAACGTCCAACCAATTCACCAGCTGGGTTTTCATCGTCTGCTACATAGATTGCACAATAGTCATTATTGTATGCACGAGATAAGATATAGGCTTTGGCTTCCTTAAGGGTTTTTTCAGTTCCAATCGGTCTTGTGCTATTAGGGTCTTGACCTAAAATCATTCGGTATATCTTGCTCATGACATCAGTATACCGAATTTACACTATAATGCCACACTTTGGATAAAAATAATTGTAGATTTACATTATATAAATTACTTGCAATAAGTAGAATTTGGGATATACTTAATACATGAACGACCACCCAATGTTTTCACTCTTCGTCACCCAAGCCTATCAGGAACTGTCAAAGCAAAACCCTGAGATGTCACAAGAAGACCTGATGGAAAATGCTGTTTCACTTGCATATGAAAGATGGGATTCCTACTGTGAATCTCAGCACTTTCAGGAAGACTAAACACTATATCCCTTGATATAAATCAAGGGACTTTTCATTTAAAATATAATTTGCATTACCCTAATATTTGACTTATAATATAAACATGAATCCAATCATCATCTTGAACATTCTCGGAATCGTTGTTTTGTTTCTCGGTCTGCTGTCAACTCTGACATTGAATAAGGAGAATAAGTAATGTATAAAGTTATCCAGTTAAAACAACAAGCACCAGTTGACCCTAAAAATCAATGGTGGTATGTTGCAAAAGATGAAGGTAAGTATTTAAAATTAGTCAAGGAGTTCCGCTCAGTAGCCGAAGCTGAAGAATTCATAAAACAATTATAATGTAAGGCTCCCCAAAAGGGGAGCTATCATACTTTAACAATATTGTCAAGGAAAAAAATAAATTTGCTGAAAATATTTTTCGGCGGTAGCAGCAAAAACCGCCGATTTTTATAACTGTCAAATTAAAAAATTAAATAAAATATCCCTTGACTTTTGCCAAGGGATGTGGTAACTAGCCTGGTAGGGTTTTGACTAGTAGCAGGTTGTGAGAAGCATGATATGTATACTTGAATCTATCAGTATAGATGCTTCTACCCAAGGTAGCGATAACATCTGCCTCAGACATCGATGGAACAAAACCAATCTGCCCAAGGGTGAAGAAATGCATCTGACCTGTTGGCTCTTCAACTTCAACTTTAGTGTTACTGTTCATGTCTATATATTACAGCCTAGTTTACCTAAAAGCAAGATGTATTTTATAAATAAATATTACACTAATTAATTTGCATATAGTGTATTCTGGGATATACTTAATCTATGAAGCTTGAACAGAACCCATACATTATAAAGTCTATGGTGGTTTGCACAGTGACACCGGAGATTACTAAAGAATTCTATGCTGACCTTGACACGTCTTACATTTCCAATCTTACTGCGGTAAATTTGCGAAAGTTTGTAGCGGAAGCTTTGCAATCACTTGTGAATTCTGATTTTGTTATTAAGATTTCAGCTACATTGGAATATACTGTTGGTGACTGTAACCATATGTACCAAGTGATTATTACAGATGAAGGTATTGAAGAATTCAATAGCAATCCAGAAGTGCCTGAAATGGCAAAGAAATAATTTGACAATATAGAATACTTGGATTATACTATTAGCAAGGAGATAGAATAATGGATTACATTGAAGCAGAACTGGAAGCAAGAATCTTTCCTAGTGTAGACGTTGACCCGCTAGAATTCTTGGAAGACATTGTAGACGAAGACTTGGAAGATGAAGAAGAAGAAAACCCTTGCCCTGTAGGCTGGGACGTTATCGACTAACTACCATATCCCTTGACAAAAGTCAAGGGTTTTTTATTTGCTAATTAAATTTGACAAAAAAATTTCGCGTGGTATTCTGTTTTTACCACGACATATATGTTTGGCAAAAATTTATTCTACGGTATAATTAAATGTTGAAAGAACTCCCTATTGAATTACAAAATAGATTACCATTACCCCCTGATGTATATTTGTTTGTAAATCCTTTAAATGGCAAGCATGCTAAGTTTAAAGACAAAGATGCATTGGCTGTTTTTAAAGATGAATCCACTGGTAGGCGATGGGAAATAGTATCCAAAGTGTTAAATACAATGGTAGGCTATTATTGCCCCTGGGAAGAAATGTTAGCTATAGCATCCAATGAAACAGGTGGCAAGTATGAATATTTTAGGGATTGTGGTTAATACATTAATATTATGTGTTGTAATGTGGACTTGTGTGATATTATATATGGCATGGAAGAATGGTAAAGATACTAAATAAAACAGACCATGTGATTGCTTTGTGGATAAACAATCAATGGGAAACAATATTTCCAAAAGGCTTTGCAGCAAGATTAGTAGTTGACAAGCTGCCTGTAGATTTGCATAAAGATTTGAGCATAAAAACCTACAATATAAAAGAGATTAAGTATCTTCCTAGTCAAGAACAAGAAACTATAATAATAGTGGAGCCAGATGTAGCTAAACATATTTGGAAAACTATTTACAGGGAAGATATATTTTGTTTAGATAATCCAGTGGTCAGGGATGATAAATATAATACCTTGGCATCTATGTCTTTGTTATGTTATAATAATATTCCTATACAGTATTGTTTATAGTGTATAGGGGGGTGGTAATTCTCCAGGTAGGGGGGGTGGTAAAACATTTTGGGTCCCATCTGGATCCGCACCCCCGTCAAATAAAAAGCACATGCCTTCGTCTACCGGGGGCTATTTTTTTAGGTATGGGGGGGTGGTTAAGTTTTTTCCATTTTGCCCAGGAATAACCATCCTTTTTGTCCCGGTATAGATTAATAATTTTGGGATATAGGGGGGGGTGGCTTAGATTTTTCGAAATTGGGAAATTGTAACCATCCTTTTTGCCTGGTTATTGTTAAGTAATTTTAATAGGATAAAAATCTAATTTATTGAATGAAACTATAGTCAATAAAAAACAAAAGATAAATTTTGCATTAGGGGATTATAGAATGGAAAAATTATCTAAGGACTATCAGAATATTATTTTAAAGATTGCGTTGATTGTTTTGAAAAATGATGCGTTGAGAGTTTTGGTGGCAGATATGATTAACATTCCTAATTATGTAATTGGGAATTTATTATTTGAATTAAAGAAGATTGACAAGATATAAAAAAAGGGAGATTTTATTCTCCCTTTTTTTTGTCAGTGATTGGTCCGCCTGTCACCCAAGCATCGCAAGTTCTTTTTGATGCGCATTTGAATTTGAGGAATTTGCAGTAGCCAAGTTTTCCAGCTTTTATGGTTTCTGTGGCTTCTTCTCCTATGCCTTTTTCTATGCAATCAAGTGTTTTTGTTGTGATATCAAAAGCAGCACAGTTGCCACAAAGCATGTTCTTCACTTCTGACAGCTCATCCACTTTCCACATATCCATTTTCTTTTTCCAGAATTTTTCATTTGGTTGTGATGGGTCAGCTGGTCCATATCCATCTTCATCAATAGCTTTTTGTCTATTTTTTAGGTTTAATTTAATATCTTGTGTTGCTTCTGGACAGTCTTCTTCTTTTTCTGCTAATTTAGTCATTAAGAGATTAATTTCATTAGCTAAAAGAACTTCGTGGCTGTTTTCAAAGCTTTCAGCTACATTTGCAAGTGAGGATAAGATTTGTCTTTTATTCATGATTTTTTTTATAAATAATATAATGTGAAAACCAAGTCTTTTATTTGATTATATGAAAGCTTGTTTTTTCTGATATAATTGTCTGTCATATACATTAGATTAATACTTAATGTTTGAGATTTTGGTTGTGGGCGACCTAAAGGATACATATCTTCAACTGATTCACGATATTCTTCTCTAGAATCTGGCTCAGAGAGATAATTTATCAAGGTGCCAGTTGCTCTTTTTACTTCTTTATCATTATAATCATCATTATTAATTATTCTCATCACTTCTTTATGAAAATCTTCATTGTGTTTTTCTGATTGAGTCTTTGGTTGAGTTGTTTCAACATTATATGGGTCATTTCCCATATCAAATTCATCAGCAAGTCTTGTCATAACTTTTGTGATTGTATTAGCTTCTACAAACAATAAAGCTGAATCTAATTCATTTGCTATCTTGTTTAAGGATGCTATAATTTGTCTTTTATTCATAATTTTCCTGAACGGTTATTCTGAAATTCCTTCAGACATCATATCGATGATAGGTAGTAATTCAAATACAGATATATCATTTTCTTTTGAAAATTGTTTAATGAAACTTATTATCTCAAGAATTGTATCACCATATTCTTCGTATATCATTGATGATTCAAAATTTTCTCTTGTAGATGTATTGAAGTTGAAATATCTAGGCATAAGACTGAGCACATATTTTTTACGATTTGAAGATCTAATTCCTTCCAACATAGAATTTAAATTCTTAATGAAATTTTCTGAGTATTCTGTAGATCTTTTATAATTTTGTGGAAAATTCATTTTATTTTCAACAGGTTCCATTAAAAGTCTATCTTCTTCTGTTCGTTTTATTTCTTCAGGGAATCTAGTGTATTCATCTTCAGCAAGTTTGATCATTACTGTTGTGATAGTGTTTGCTTCTTTGTAAAGATTATTGAAATCTAGTTCATTTGCTATCTTGTTTAAGGATGCTATAATTTGTCTTTTATTCATGATTTTATTTAAGTGCACCAACGAAATCTGTCATAACTTCATTTGGAAGACCATGTTCTTTTTGAAAATCATGTAAAAAATTAATCATTTTAAGAACTTCAGCATCCATATCTCTTTCCATATCAAGACCTGGTTCATGATTTCTAGTTTTCCATTCATAAAGTTCTTTAATTTGTCTTTGATCAGCTGCATTATTATTCAAATAATTTTTTCCCATCATAATTACAAATGATCCGCTAGAGCCAGAAAGATAACCAAACATTTTGTTAAAATATTTTTCAAATATTTTAAATACACCCTCTAAATGTGTTCCTCTTGAAACATCCGCTTTTTGTTGTGGGGTTAGCAAACTATCTCTCCAATCCCCATCAGTGTCATCTATATTTTGAGCAAGTTTTGTCATTACTTTTGTGATTGTGTTTGCTTCTACAAACAATAATGCTGAGTCTAGTTCATTAGCAATCTTGTTTAAAGAAGCTATAATTTGTCTTTTATTCATTGTTTTTCCTTAAAAGGTTTGATTGAATAATTCTGTTTAGGAATTATCATTTCCTTCTTATCCTGCTATTCTTTTCATAAGATTTGTAACTGAGCTAGCTTGTTTATAAAGATTAGCTTCATCTAATGAGTTGGCTATTTTGTAAAGTTTATTGATTGTATATTTTGAGAATACTGATAATTCTTCTTCTTCTTCTTCTTTTGGTTTTAGATAGTTGTTTAATTCATCTCTAGCTTGGGGTTTTGATCTCCAGTTATCATTAAACATGTCTTGTTTTTCAAACATTTCAAGTTCAGAACTTTTTTGATAATCTATCCATTCATTTACAGCTTCTACATATGCTAAGAATTTAGGTGGTAATAATTCTTTAATTTCAAGAAGAGCTGGTACCACTTTATTTATTCTAGTGTTTGGATTATAAACAAATAATCCTTTTAATTTTTTGAATTCTTTTTCCAATGATTCTACAAGTTCGTTTTCACCCTCTTGTAGAATTTTTTTGAAAACTTCTGGTGTTTCTTCAAAAGTATAAGTATAGCGAATTGAATGTCTATCTTTTAGATATTTATCTAATTTTTTTACAAATTCTGAAGAAGTGGTAATCAGTTTAATAAAATCCATACTTACAATAGAATCTTTTTTATAATCTTTAAGGACATCATCAAGAAACTCTTTGATATTCCATCCTAATGGATGCATAACAACACTTCTTAATGATCTTGGTAATGGTTTTCCATATCCAGCGAATTCTTGATATACTTTTTCCATTAAATTTTGTGGTGGTAATGGTTCTAGTTCATCTCTTTTAAGGTCATTTACGCCTGGATGGTCAAATCTTAATTTAGGTCCATTCCAAAGAATTGCTATTCTTATTAAATTGTCAATCTCTTCACTAAATTTGTATTGACCGCATTGATCAAGACTATTAGAGAGTTCATTGAGAGATGATATTATTTGACTGTTGTCCATAAAAAGCCTGCATCTTTTATAAGAATATTATGTTTACTATTTTCGGTATAGAGTTTATTATTTATGCCTATTTTGCATATACAGCAAACAATTTTGAATCTTGGTTTTTATATAACTTTTGTTTGTGGGTAAGTGGGTATTATTGTTGGAAGTTTATTAATGAAAAGAGAAAGAATTACAAATTAGCATATGTTTTCATGTCAAATATCATTTTGTCATTTATTTTGATTTGTAAGATATTTGACTTGTGGTATTCTAATTTATAATTACTTATTTGTGTGTCTTTCTTTGAGTTTTTCTTGGATATGTCTTTCGTCCACACCTTTGTTGGTTGAATCCACCATAAATCCCAAGGTTTTATTATTTTTATTATATTGTCTTGAATATAAACCAGCTTGATCTAACAAGTTCTCAAAGAATTCATTATCAGGATCATTGAATTTTTTGTTTAGTGATTCTGTTATTGACTTGTTGATATTTTTATGTTGTTGTTCAAGTGCATCATTAATTGAAGAATATGTTTTATTAGTTCTCACTTCTTCCAATTGTGTTTCTTGAGCGTCGAGACGTTCTTTATTTTCTAGTAATGCTACTTTGATAAATTTATTCATTTTATTCCTCTGGTATTGGGTCTCCTGATTCTTCCATCTTTTGTCGATCTCTATCAGCAAGAAGTCCTTCAAGATTTCTTAGTGGTTTCTTAATACCCTGAAGGTTATCATGCATTTTAATTGCCGTATTAGATCTTTGAGCAGCACGAGATATGATTTCATCTTTCAATTCATAGTAAGTGAAGGATTGTCCTAATATTGGAATATTGAGTTTATCTGCATTTTCAAAACTACCAATCATACTAATAGAAATTGGTTCTTTTAAATTTTTTATGGGCTTAGAAGTTTCTTCCAAATTTTGAAAAAAATCTCTCCATAAAAATTCAGAATTGTCCCATTGAAATCCCATACTGTTCTTTCCCTTTAAGGAAAATTTATCAAAACCACTTGATAAATCTTGATCATCCCAATATTTACTCAAATTATTTATTAAGACATCTTGTTCTATAGCACTGATCATAGCAAGTAATAAAGGCAACATGCTTTCTTTTTTCATCATTGCTGTGGTGATTTTGTCAGCTTCTCTATACATGCCTTTATGATCTAAAGTTCTTGCTATTTTTATTAAGTTATTTATATTCATATTTGTTTCTTTGTTATGCAATTCCACTTATAATATATAGAATTTCTTTTGTATTAGGATTGTCACCTTTTATTTGTTTTTAAGTATGCTGTATATAATCTATATTATTCTAAATATGAGGTACAGTTTTTATGGAAAGAACTTTTGTTATTTTTGATGTTACTGAATTGGGTTTGATTGATTTTAGTCAAGTTTTGGAAACTAGCGCGGACACTGTTAGAAAATCTGTTGATGGTTTAAAAACATTTGTCAAATGGGATGGTCCCACTGCTCCACCTTGTATTGATGCTCTTACAACAAAAACTGATTTGTACACTTACGAAGAGATTTTAGCTATTCTTTCTGGTCCCGAGTGGACTAGCAATCAAATGCCTTAATGTTTTTAAATCCTTATATTAAATAGTTCTTAATATTTCTCTCTTTTAAATTGGGAATAATATTTTGGTCCTAAATAAAAGGAAATAAAAAAATGAAAAAAGCTTTTACTTTAATTGAATTACTTGTTGTCATCGCTATCATTGCGATTTTGGCAGCAATCCTCTTCCCTGTTTTTGCACAGGCTCGCGACAAGGCTCGTTCTGCTAGTTGTTTGTCTAATGAGAAGCAAATTGGTTTAGGTCTCATGATGTATACCCAAGATTATGATGAGACTTATCCAACTGCTTATTTTTATAAGAACAATACAGCTACAACTAATGGTGGTTCTACTGGTGGTTATGTTCACTTTACAGCTATGATTCATCCTTATATCAAGAATGAGCAAGTGTGGGTATGTCCATCAGATCCAAACAAGGGTGTTCGTCCTGACAACCCACCATGTGCAAACTGGCTTGATTTAGTTACTCTTGGGTGTGAGGCACAGGTTCCTCGTCTTTCTTACATTCCAAACTCTGCTATTCTTCCCCGCAAGCGTGGTCCACAAGATGCTCCTAACATTGTTTCAATTGCTGCAGTAGATGCACCAGCAGATGTAATTGCGATTGCAGAAATGACCAGCAACCTCAACTGTATCCTTCTTGGTTCAAGTGGTCAGACAAACGTAGAAAAGCGTAACAAATCTCACAGACCAGTTAACGCCATGATGCGTACAGCAAGTGGCGGTCAGTGGGCTGGACAGAACTTTGCAGATGCAACAGGTCCAATCTTTGCAATCACAAAGTTTGAAGCTGAAGGCGCTCTTGGTTGGGGTGGTGGATCGGACACTACTAGTGCAAATGGCACAGGTGGATGCAGATCGGTATCTGCAGACACAGGCTATCACACCCGCTTTATGGAACCAGGTCGCCATACTGGTGGAAGCAATTATGTCTTTGCTGATGGTCATGCAAAATTCTTCAAGTTTGATACAACAATCAACCCAAACAACTTCTTATGGGGTAAGAGCTACTACCCAACAGGTCAGCAGATTCTTGATCAAGCTGGATTTCCAGTAAGATAAGGAATGGTTAGACATAAAAAAAGATGCGCCAAAACAGCGCATCTTTTTTTTGTTAACCATTCCGAGATTATCTTGGTTTTACAGAATCAAGATTAGACTTAAGATTGAAAGCCCAAGTTTCAGCAAGTTTCTTTGGTGCTGTTTTATGGAACATTGAGTCTGTAGAAGTAACAGTTACAAATACATTATCTTTCACTGTTACGCACCAGGCTCCATTAACTTTCTTAGTTGAGACATCATCTGATTTTGCATCTGAAGAAAGAACATCTCTTAATCTATCGTAAACATGATCCACTCTGTTTGTGCCAGTGAGAGTGAAGTATTTAGCTCCAGAAAATTTGAATTGTTCAAACTTAATTACAGAATGAATTGTTGTTGCATTTAATAATACAATAAAAGGGATTAAGATTTTCATTTTTTTACCTCAATATTATTATACCATGAGATTATCTTCATCTACCACCACCTCTACTACCAAAAAAGCCACCATAACTTTTAGAGTCATCAGAAGAATCACTACCGAATAAGCCACCATTATCAGTTCCTATTTGCTCCACCGATAATATGTATATACCCTTGGTGCCTGGAACAAAATAATCGCCTACGTTCAACACTGAGAATTCATCAACAAATTCCCCGTTATAAGCTAAAGTTGAATCAGCTTGTTTCGATAATATCCATTTTTCATCTTTAAATTGGATAACGCAATTAAAATCAGTAACGGACTCATCTTCTAAGACTATAGAACATTTTGGATTACTGCCAATAATATTTATTCTATTAACAAGTGTGATAGATTCAGCTGGCGAATATTCTTTACCACTTACTTTAATTGTAATTGGTGGGATATTCTCAGCAGGTTCTTTCGATGTATCTGAATTAGTTGTAGATGTTGTTTCGCCACTTGATGTAGTTTCGGTTGTAGCTGATGTTTCACCAGAACTTGAATCAGTTGATGGAACAGTACCAACAGCAGATGATGATTCTTCAGTTTTAGCTGTAGATTCACTTGAAGGAGTAGAAGAAGATTCATTTTCAAAATAATTAACTAAATATTCAAATACTCTGTAAAAATATGTTTGTATTTTTTCACCAGTGTTAGAATTTGAATTGTCACTATATTCAGCTGGAGATTTAGTTGAATCTAATTTTATTGGTAATTGTGAGTCAATATTATAAATTGATTTTAATTTGGTTCCTGCTCTTTTTAAATTTGTATATACCTTTAATTTTTTTACATCATCTAAGCTTTGCAGTTTTGTAAACAAACCAGAATAATCTAATGCTGGGGGTGCTACAATTTCTGGCTCTGGTGTAGGATCTTCAGCAAATCTAAAATTTTGATTTCTATATGCTTCTATAATAAGTTGTGAAAATTTGTCCATAGATTTGCCTTAAAAAATTACTTTCCTCTACTACCACTTCTTCTAATGTTTGGTTTCATTGCATTAGAATTTGCCTTTTTGTTTGTATTTTGATTGTTGTCTAGTGGTGTAGCTTTATCACCAAGATTGTTTTGAAATTTAGACAAGAGATTTTCTTGTTCAGGCGATAATAAAGATTTTCTTTTTTCCATTTATTTTCCTTTAAATTTTTTCATCACTTTTCTCACTCTACTGTTCCAGCCTTTTCCAAATTTATCAGCATCTTCATCAGTTTTCAGTCTATAAATTTGTTTATTTGCTATTGCTGTGGCTAGTTTTATATCTCCGTTGACAGTGAGTCTTTTTATTTTGTTTATAGTGTCAGAACCCATAATTCCATCCACTTTTAAACCTAATAATTTTTGTACAAGTCTTATCGAATCTTGTGGACCATCAAGAAGAGCTTGTGAAAGCATAATGTGCGCAACATTTGGTGGTAGTTGATCTCCTTTTATAATGTTCCAATATTCTTCTTTGTAAATTTGATCTGCTTCTTGTCTTGTTATCTTATAAACATCTTTGAGTGGTTTATTGTGTTTTTTATTCCAATTGTTATAGGTATATTGTGTGATACCTAAATTTGTTTTACCGCCTTTATCATAAGATAAATTAGATTTTCCGCCTTCAAGTTCTACTAGGTTATTTATTATATTTTTGAAATTGTTTGGTTTTGAAGAATTAGAAGTTGGCGCACTTGGTTTTGGAACTACGGGTTTGGGTTTTGGGATTATAGGTTCTGTTGATTCTGGTTTAGTGACAGGTTTTATTACAGGTTTTGTTGTTTTTTTAAGCTGAGTTTTTTTTGCTTTTTCCTCAAGCATTTTATTATATTTCTCAGCATCTAAATTAAATTGATCAACATCAGACATTTGAGCTATAACTGTTCTGTACCACATACATATATTTTTTGTATGTTAAAAAGAAAAACCCTTTGTTCAAGGGTTTTACAAGAAGCTCAAATAGTTATTTATTTTTTGGACAATATCGCAAGAAGAATCATAGAAATCATTATTTGTATGTTCAAGTTCCAAATCAAGTCTTAAGTCTTTTATTATATTTTGCAAATTGTAATCGTGATTTATAATGTTATTTTTTGGCATCCAGAAATTATTTTTGTTTAGTTCATAATCTATATCGTCTAATATTTTACATTCATCAACAAAGTCTTTAACTTCATCGTTGAAGTTCATTTTTATTTTACTAAGTCTTTGAGATTCTAATAATGCATTGAAATCATCTTCGCAAAATGATCTATTGTTATAAACCATACATTCTACAAAAACATAAAAAAACCAATAACTTTTATCTTGCATAGTCTATTATAGCCTTATTTTAAGAAAAATAAATTCTGAATTTGACTTGTATAAATTCATGATGCAAAAGACATCTTGTATTGTAAATAAACCTTTTTCAGCAAATCAAATGTATGTTCCAATTGCTCGTGGAAAAATGGTGAAATCTAAGAAATACAATGCATGGATTGAGAAAAATCTTCCAATACTAATAAATGACATGTTGCCTGCAAAACAGTTTCCAGTGAATGTTGAATTGCTTGTTATGGCTAATCATTTATGGAGACAAAAAAACGATATTGATAATTTAGCAAAACCATTAATTGATCTTTTAGTGAGAGCTGAAATATTTCCAGATGATACATCAAGATACATTGAAAATGTTCATGTAAGATATTTATATATTTCAGGAGATCCTTTGGTAAGAATTTCTTATGAGCCTGTAGAATAAAAACATATCATGTGGTACAAATTTTCTAAAAATGTCTTTTCAGCTTCAGCGCAAATAACAAAATTTCTTTCTCCTTTGCCTGTTCCAGAAGTGATTGAAAAAGCGCCTAGTAATATACAATTAGAACTTGCATATTGTTACATCGTTGCAGAAAACAGAGATTCAGCAGAAATAAAATTAGCACTTAATCATCTTTCTGAAAAAATGTTTGAATTAAAACAAAGAAATGTAATTACCACTAAAGTATCAAAAAAATCTCTAGAAATAAGCTCTTCTTTTGACGAAGTTGATTTTGATGATTTTGAAGCTATTGTTGAACATATTGATTATTTGGATTCCCAATTGAAACCAAAAAAAGATATGGCAGCAACATTGGACATGAATCCTGTAATCGCTAATGGAAAAATCAAAGTATACAATCCAAAAACTTACGAAGAGTCAGAAAAAGTATGTGTAGGAACATCGTGGTGTATTGGTGATCGTTCCACTGGAATGTTCTTAAATTACAGATACAACAATGAAAGTAATTTTTATGTTGTAGAGGATCCAAACAGAAAGTATCCATTCCGTAAAGTGGCAATTGATGTTCGACCTAATGAAATTGAAATTACAGATGAAATAAATGATACTGGATTTACTTTAAAAGCTGAATTGATAGTTGATGGTAAAAGTTATGGAAAAAGTATCAAAGGCTATTTTAAATATTTAAGTGATATTTCTAATGGCGAAATAAAAGAAGAAGATTTTACACCAAGACCTTTATCGCCTGAAGAGCAAGAGACAAAATTAAAATTTGCTGATGAAAACAAAAGTTTATCTTGGTTTATGGACTTATCATATATGGACAAAGAAGCATATATTTTAAGAAGATATGATTTGTCATTTGCTCAATTTATGTTTATGTATGAACGTAAAAATGTATTTAGAGAGCTATTAAATCTTGTTGCTACACAACGTCAAGATGAACGTATTCAAAGAGTTATTGAAAAAGATCCGATGTTGTATAGAACTAAATTACGTTCTGATCTTTTGTCCGTTGTTAATATTGGATTAGATGAAAATAATTTTGACACAATAGTGCAATATAAATTATTCACTGTTCTTGACAGATATATTCAAAACTTTATTGGCAATGTTCCAAAAATATCACTGTCATATGCTCAATCTAATCAAGAGTTTAAAGATTACATGAAGAAGTTTCTTTCTGAAAAAATCTTTACCACGGAATTCGCTTTTGACTTAAGATTTTTCGAATTATTTACAATTGATGAACTTCAATCTCTAGTTCCTACAATGAGCGAAATGTGCAAATCATCATTTAATTCAATAACTAATGTAGATGGAATTATCGATGCATTTGCTAATCAAGAAATCGACTTTGATCTTTTTGAAAAAGCTATTATAGATCAAATGGATGTTTTAGAAGCAATCAAAAAGACGCAAGAAACAATTTTATCCAAAAAATACAAAATTACAAAGCCATTTTATCTAACTAAAGATGTATTGACTATTGAATTTGTAACTGAATGTTTAAAAAATAATCTTATATCTGTAGAAATATTAACTGGCAATCAAAGCTCTGGAGAAAATGTCTCCGGTGTGTATGGGTTTGGGCAAGATATAGAATTTGATGAAAGATTCAATCATACTGGTACAGTTGTAGCAGCAATGTCTGATGATTCTTATGACTCTTATAATTACGATTTAGCATTTGAATTGATAGCTATTGGCATGCAAACTGGTGCTTATAATTTACAATCTATTCCAAGAGAAATTCAACAATCGACTGGCGAATTAGGAGTTGAGGGACTTTTTGAAATTGTTGTAAATAGATCCAATAATATTTCCGACATACCATCAAACTTGCTTTCTGATGATGATTTTGTTAGACTTCTGATGAAATCCAATAAATTTACAAGAGAATACTTGGAAAATATTTCAGAAGAACAGAAAAATGCTTTGGCAGATGCTGCTGTAGGTATCATAAATTCTAAATATGAAAAACAATTTCTAATCAAAGATATTGCAAATGCAAAATTAGAATCAAAACTTAAAAAATTAAATCCATCATTGTTTACTACACCATCTACATCAGCAAGACCAGCAACTTTACCCGCAAATTCCTCGCAAAAAATGACAAGAGGTAGAGCAATGATAGCTCTTGGACTAAAACCAGGAGATAAGTATCATGAAAAAGAAGCTGATGCTCTAAATATAAGTAGTGAAATTACAAAAGTTCAATTTGATGCAATTAAGAAAAAGTTCGATGCTGACCGTGCTGGAGCAAGTGCAGAAGACTATGTTGATTTCAAATACATGTATGAAGATGACGATTCTGATGATGATGACTTTGACATTTACTAAAACAGTTATTTAATTGTTAAAGATTTGGTAAGTCGTCAATGTTTAGAATTATGAGCCTTTTCTGTAAACATTATTATTGTATGATGCAAATTTTTCATCATCCTTCAGTATTGTTTCTCTGATTTCTTTAGTATTGATAAAAGGAGTGATATTTTCTTGTTCATCTCCTCCATACCACCATTTTTTATATCCAGAAGGCAATTTAAACTCTTCGCCTCTTATGTCCTTGAATCTAAATGCGAAATTACTCTTTTCAAACCATTCTTGTATTTTTTCTGCAATTATGAACCACAAAAATTCAGGTTGATTTTGATACCATTTTCCGAAATCTTCACCAGGTGAATCATCTTGATATTTTTCCTTCATGTTTTCATATTCTTTTGTAGCCACTTCAAGAAAAAATCTGGCATCCAAATATTTTCTAAAATCATGAGATATTGGACTTTGGCTTAGGGCTAATAAAGCTTTAGCCACCAATCCATCGTATATTTTTTCAGCATAATCTTCTAAATCATAATCTTCGATTGTATATTCTTTTCTATCGCCGTAACTATAAGCATCTCTATTTTTGTTTAAACCATTGGTAATCGAATCTATAACATTTTGTGTTATATCTGTCATATTAGCCTGGTATAAATTTCCTTCACTGAATTTTTTATAATCAAATACTGGTGATCTGATACCAAATCTATTAAAATCTTCAGGAGCATCATCATCGAGATCATCAACTTCATATTCTTCTGGACCATATATAGATCTGTGAATATTGTAATCTATTTCAGTTGGGTCATAAGTCCAATATATTCCTTCTTGCCAATCTTCAAAATGATCCAACATTGGATTGCGTCTGATATCTTTTTCAATATCGTCTTGGCTTTCAAAAAACTCTTTAATTTTTTCTACTAAATCATCTTCTGTAATTTTTTTATTATTATGCCCTTTGACTTGTTTAACTTTATCACCAACCACTTCTATTGTTACATGTGGTTGATTTCCAGGGTCTCTTAAGGAATAAATATTTGTATTGCCTCTTCTTACTTCATCCCAATATCCAGCAACACAGTGGTGCATTTTTGCGCCTTCTACATCTAAATCATTTTCAGAAATCACTTCTACCATACTCCAGCCATCTGGGTATTTCATTATTTCATTTCTGTCAGCTGGATTGTAAAATTTACCTGAGCCTCTACCTTGCAACATTGATTCCCATTGATCTGTATCTTGGACTACTTCCTCCCAAGATTTTAAGCCTAAATTATAATCGGGATCATTAATTTCAATATTATTTACAAAATCTTGAACATGAAGAGCTAATTCTAAAAAATTACCATGATCTCCAAAACCACCTTGTGGAATATTATGACTGTATTCTCCATCAGGTCTAGCTGGTTGAACTCTCCAACCTTTTAATTTATGAAAAAGCCAATTTTTAAATTTTTCATTTTGAAAACGAGCTAATATAAATTGTTCTTCTCTTGTTGGTTTATTTTGTCTGGATAGATTTTCTAATTCTTGTAATGAAATGTTAGGATTTTTCTTTATAGCGCCTAGCATTTTACCTTTTGTAGCATCGTCATATTTTGAATTAGAAAAAACAGATAATATAGATTCATCTACACCTTGTGTTCTTAGCTTTTCCACTTCATCTTGTAAATTTGCAAATCTATACCACATAATTAATCCTCTTCAAATAAATTGACATCAGAAGTTTGAAATTTTTGTTTATCATTAGATGGCAATCTTTCAATTTTATTTTTGACATCAAAATGCCATTGTGGTGCATCAGAAATTCCAGAAGGATCAAAACTTGCACTTCCCAATTCATTAGCCATATTTCTAACAAGCTTGAGTTTTTCTTCTTCTGGAAGATTAGAGTGTTCTTCTTTTATTTCTTTATCATACGATTGGTAAGGATCAGTAGCTTCAATTGGAAAACCAAGCCCTTTGAATCTTGCCCAAAATGCTTCTTTTGAATGAACACGCCCAGTGATAAATTTTATATTTGGCTTTTGTATTTGAAGGTATTTTTTAAGCTCTTGATATAATTTTTTTCCAATTCCCCAATCAACTCTAGTAATTGAAGAATCATCAACCAAATATCCAGCACTTGATAATTGGTCTAGATATTCAGATTTTTTTTTATCTTCTGGGTTAACAGGTTTTCCGTATTGTTTCTTGCCTTTAGATGTAGGATATTCATATATTGATGTGTATATAATACGAGCGGTATCAGAACTGTCAGGAGCTTCGAAATCGATATAACCTAATTTTCTTCCATCATAAAGATAGGCATACAATCTATATTCTTCTGGGTATTCATCATCTTCAATCACTTCAAACTTTAAATTATCCAAATCAAAACGTTTAGGTTTTTCACCAGGATTAAGTGGATAAGTATTTTTACCAGAAAAATCCATATTGATTTGACCAGAAGGATCAACTTTAGTGATAGCTAATTTGTACCACATTATAAATCTCTCTTTATCACTACTGCAATACTGCCTGATGAAATCATTTGAGACAATTTTTCACGTTCATTTGAATCTTCAGAAAGTGTTGATTCATATTCTAAAGCAATTTCAATAACACTCTTTAAAGAATTGATATCGCCTTTTTTTATGTCGTCTATATATTCTTCCCACATCAAATGCAGTTCTTCAGTGATATCTGCAAAATAATTGCCATCATAATCAGGATCAGGTCCTTCAGATTTTATTGTTTGCAAGCATTTACTTATGTAAAAATCTTTGATATTTTCTAATATTTGTTTGTTAGATATATCTTTAGAAGGTTTGAATAAATCATTGTAGCTAAAATCAGACAGCCCCTCGTCTTGTACTGCTGCTAATCTAAACTTTTTATGATTGTAAGCATAAATCCATTTTTCGGGAGATACATCAGAGTTAGTGTCAAATAATTCTAACTGTCTATTTCTTCCATGGTTGTAGTTTCTGTATTTATTGTAAAATTTCACAACAGAACTTGGAGTGATAGGTGATAAATCTAAATTCAATCCGATTTTATTAGCTAATCCATAAAACTCAGATGGAAGATTTTTTAACATATATTCATACAATTCATCTGTAAAATAAACTGAATATACATCGTAGATTCCATCGTATTGTTTAAGTATTTTTTCGCCATCTTCATCAAATTTAGCTCTTCCACGTTTAGGTTCTCTACGATATGGCGACATTGCTATATCATCTATTTCTTCTGGACTTTTATCTTTGAAGTTAAATAATCTTGCAGGACCGAGATCTTGTTCTCTAAATTTCCTACTTTGTGGTTCAGTAATCTGTTCTAATTCTTCATCAATATAAGTCATTAAGTGATCCTTAACAACTTCAATTTTAAGTTTAGCTTTGACTTCTTTTTGATTAATCCCTAATGGACGAGATTCTTTTGCATATTCTTTTAAGTAATTAATATCGTGGCGAATGAACATATCTCCAATATAAGAAATTAATTCTTCAAATCCTTCATAATTAATTTCTTCAGATGATTTGTAAAATTCTGGATCATCATAATAGCCACCACGGTTTTGTCCTATTTTATCTATCAAATAGTCAATATCAAATTCTTCAATAAATTCATCTTCATCTACAGTAACAGGTCGTAAAGGAACTCCTAGACCGTCAGTTGAATCTTCATCAAAATATGGATTTAAGTATTCTTGTATAGATTCTAATGCTCTGTTTTCATCAGAACCTGATCTAAAATAAAATTCGTGATCATAAGTTTTATCTTTTGAATAATATTTTCCTTGATATATCCATTGCTGAATCAATTTCAAGTAATCATCTTTAGGTCTGGAATTGCCTTTGCCCTTAATTTGCTGAACAGAGTCTGGTAAATCAATTTCAATGGTTACATGTGGTTGGTTTGATTCATCACGTAAAGAAAAGATTTCAATTGTACCCCTTTGAAATTGAGTAAAATAATTGTTAGTTCCTACACAGTGACCCATGATATCGCCTTCAATATCAAAATCACTTTCTTCTGTTATCTTGACAATCATCCAACCAACATATTTATCAGATAAACCAATTCTATCAATTGTCTCTTTATCAAAAATGAATACGACATTTGGATCAACTATTTGTCCATTTTCTTTTTTAATCTTAGTAAATGTTTTTGTTGATGTTTGATTTGCAAGTTCTTCATGCCATCTGTCACTTGCTTGCATTGCTTGATCAAGAGTCATTGAAAAAATATTGAATCTTGGGCTTTGATCTAAATGATCTACATACCAGTCAAATACATGTCTTATTTCTGTTCCAATCATGGTAACAGCGTTGTATGGCATGTTTGAAAATTTTGGGTAAGTGTAATTTTCAGGGTCAAACTGATTAGGTCTATAAGAAGGAATAGCCACTCTATCGACCCATTTGTAAAAGTTAGCTTTTTGCTCCTCAGATAGATTAGAATTGGTAACCAAAGTATCTATTTCAGAAAGCAATCTCATTTCTTGAATTGAAAGATTATTTGTCTTTTTTGGACTTAATTTTTCTTCTAACTCATTCCAAGACATTAATGGGTTTTGCATCAATGCGCCAATATATTTTCCTCTTAAGGCAAGATCTGCCATCTCTTGAAGCTTGGTAATATTGTCTTGGCTTACACCTTTTTCTTTAAGTGTTTCGAAAGCTTTTTCTGCATTTTGTGCAAGTTTATACCACATTTTATTTTACTTTCTTTTTAATTTTATATAAAACACTTACAGGATGATCGTTAATTAATGAAGCCCAATATCCAGGATTTATTTCTTCAGGAGAAACTAACACTTTGTAAATTATAAGAGATTTTCTTCTGTCATTGAAAAAATTAGTGTCGCCAAAGTCTGTTGCTTCTTCAGGTGTAGTGGCTAATAATGATTTTGCTCTCAATACATTAAGATCAATTCTAGAACCATGATAAAAAACATATTTATCACCCTCTTTTTGAACTTGATGTCTTTGCAACCATTCTTCATTAGTTTCAGACGTTTGATTAAACAAAGATTGAGAAATTCTATACCACATTTTAATATTCTCTTATATCTGACAAATATTCGCTATGTTTATATATGCTTACACTATCTGCTGTAAGTTCAACATCATCAATTCTTGAAAAATCATAATAGCTATTACAAATTTCATAACAAGAATAAGGAATATCAATATCATAAACATCTACAGTTTCATCATCGTTTTCGTCAGAAGGAATGTCAAATGCTTCGTTTGAAACTGCGACAACTTGAACATATTCATGGTTGCAATGATTGCCTTCTTCATTCTGTGTAAGAACTGTAAATTCTGGAAATTCTGCTTTTACTACATCAGCTATTTCTTTAGCAATATAATTGCAGATGCCTCCAACACCCCATGCATCTCTATATTCTTCTTCTGAATTAAATTTCTTAGGATCCCAGTCATCATAAACTGATTGAGCAGCTGCAGCAATTTTTGAGCTGATTTTTCTTATTCTTTGAGCAATTGGATCATCATCTAAATATGAAGATGTTTTTATATTTTTGTAATATAGAGGTTCTCTAAATGAAAAATCTTTATTTCTACCTTTGTTAGGAACAAAATCATTTTTTTTGTAAAATCTCCGCAACTCTGTTTTTTTACCCTTATCATGTTCAGGATAAAGTACTATAGGTTTGCCAACTTGATCGCTATACTCTTTTAATTTTGTAAGTATTTCAGAACCTATACCAGAATCTTGCATATTTTTTGGAACTCTAATTCTAGACAATTCAATTACTTGGGCAAGTTCATAAATTGATAATTCAACTTCTGGATATTTTTCCTTAAAAAAAGAAATTATATCTTGAACATTATTTTGAATTGAAGCTATTTTGTACCACATATGTCAATTATTCTATTTCAAAAGAAAAAAAACCCTGTAGAAGGGGGTTTTCATTCTAAAAATTTGGACTCACTGGTGATCCATTCAATCGCAGTTCAAAATGCAAATGTGGTCCTGTTGCACGACCTGTTTTACCAACTTTTCCAATTACTCTATTTTGCATCACTTCTTCATCAACACGAACATCAATACTACTCAAGTGTGCATAATAAGTTTCATAACCGCCACCATGATCAATAATCACCAAATTTCCATAGCTACCTTTGGGACCAGCATGTGTAATTGTGCCACTTTCAGAAGCTATAACAAAATCATCTTCATTTCCATCAATATCAATACCCTGATGATTTGTAGATGCACCGTCCATAGGAGCATCTCTAGGTCCAAAATTTGAAGTTATTGATCCATCTAGTGGTTTTTTAAAATTCAATTCACCTGTGTCATTATTAGTATCAGACTTATCATCATTTGTAGGCAAATTATTTTCTTCTACAATTTTATTATAATTTGATATGATATCGCTTGAATTAAAATTGTCTTCTGCAATTAATTTGTTTTTATAACTTCTAAATGCATCTGATATCTTTTGCAAATCAGAAGTTTTTTGCTTAATTGAAAAAATATATCCTGTCATTGCTCCATAGAGGCTATCAGGATCATTTGTATTGTCAAGATTGTCAACTTCGGAATTAAACTTTGCTATTTTATACCACATAGAGATTATATTCTTGATATTAAAATAAAAATCCCCTTTTTACAGGGGATATATACAACCAGCAGGACTCGAACCTGCGACCAACTGCTTAGAAGGCAGTTGCTCTATCCGCTGAGCTATGGTTGCATTTAGTAAGCATTTCAACTTACAAATCTATTATACCAAATTTTTCATCAATGTCAAACACAATTTAGGTATAATATTAGTGAAATGAAAATAAAAGATATTTACAATTTACCAAGACAATCTTCATATGATATTGAGAAAATCTTTACATTAAAAGAATGGGGAAGAAGTATTTTTCCAGTTCAAAACAATCTAGGAGTAGATTGGGAAAATCTTAAGAAAAATGTTCCAGGACTTCAAGCATTTTCAGTTGACACAAGTCTAAATAAATTTTATATTGTGAGTATTAATAATCAACAATTTATTCTATTAAATTATGACAAAGTACTTCAAATTCACACACCTTATTGCACAGATTTTTCTTTATATGAAACATTTATGAAACTACTGATTGCTCACTCAAGTTTATCATATTGTTTTTTTAGTGCAAAAATAGAAGATAATGTAACTCTTCCAGATGATGATGGATATTATATAGAATGTGATGATTAAAAAAAGGGGAGAAAATCTCCCCTTTTTTATTGTTTGTAAACCCCTTGAGCTAAACCCCAAACAAAAGATGCTACAGCTAAAATAATACCAGCAGTATTTCCAGTATTAATTTGTTTAGCTCGTTTGTCTTCTTCTAAATCATTTACATTAGGCATGAATAAAAGAACAATAGCGCCTAATAAACTTCCACCAAAAAACCAAGCCCAAAAGTTATAACCTTTTCTGTTTGCCCAAGTTCCGCATCCATATGCAATAAGCAGAATCAGAATCCATGTCAATATTTGCGTAGTTAAATCCATGTTAATTTCCTTTTGATTTTATTTTTTTGTAGTAAAAATTCCAAAGTTCTTGAAATCCATTTTTACCGATTGAATGTTGCAAATGATAATCAATAACTAATGGAGCGCGAGCTTCTTTGTTATTTCTGGAATAGAAATTGTCATAAAACTTTTCATATTTTTCTTTGTCAATAATATCAACACTTGTGAATTTTTTATTTAAAGAAACAATTCCAATTCTACTTCCAGACCTACCAATTAATTGAATGGCATACCTACTGTCAAAATTACCAATATTTAATACACATTCTTTTTTGATTTTTTCAACCCATTCACGTTCGTTCATAGTTTATTCAGGTCTATCTGTAATCATAGAGTCTAACATCTTTATCAATCTATTTAAACGATAATTCATATAGAGAGAAAATGCCATAACAGATACAAAAATAATAGAACAGTTAATCCAAGTTGCAGTGATAATATTCATATCTACTCCACCATTTTTGCTGTCTTTTTATTCAATGTTTCAAAATTATTATCGTAAGATTTCAAGATTTTTTTAGTCTGAAAAATTATGACAAATAACAAGACGAATAAAATTGCTACTAAAGCAAATAAAATTGATAATAAAATTGTTTCGTTCATATGTTTATTATATCACATTATGACTGATGCCACCATTCATCAGACTCAGGAGCTCTTTCAGATTGAACATTTTCTTTTGGTGGAGTTTTGTCTAGATTTAATGAACCATATTCTTCGTTATAAGCTTGCACTGCTTCCATTGCAAACTGATATCCAGAAAGTTTATCCATAACTTGAGCGTAACTATGAGTCAAACCGTAAAATGTCATCCATTCATTTTCGGTGTAATTGTAAACTATAGTTACAAACCAATTGTCATCATCAAGAGGATGATGACTTGGATACATTTTGAAATTTAATTTAATAGGAGCATATCTTTTGTTTAAATCTTCTATTCTATTTTTAATTTCTTCTGCATGTACTTTTGTCATTTATTCTACTATCCAATCGTCAGCCAAAAGATCATCAGCATAAAAACTTAAAGTATCTCGTTGTGCATATTTGATATCGTACTTCACACCCTCGTGAACATTATATTTTATCATCATACCAAACTTTTTGGTATTAACATCAAAGCAATAAGAAGTGTTTGAATGAATTCTTCTTATAATCTTATTTTGTTTTATTTCAATTAAAGCTTCGCTAAGTGACATGGTATTTTTCCATAATACAGGAAGCCTCCGACAAGAATCGAACTTGCAACAAATGGTTTACAAAACCATTGCTCTACCTTTGAGCTACAGAGGCTTGAAAAATCAACCTATTTATTTATACACTATGTAAAACTGTACCCCATGCTGGATAACAATCATTATTGCAATTAATATATAAATCTCCTGAACCACAGGGGCAAAAATCATTATCTTTATAAGAAGTTTTTACTTCTGGTATTCCATCATGGCAGTCTGCCAAATCATAAGGAGATGGATGATTAAATTTTCTTAACTTATTGCTATATATTGTATCAAAGGTATCGACCAAAGGTCTTAAAGAGTGATTGACATCATGATTATCAATTATATAATCTTTTAATTTTTCACCCATTGATTGTCTTAATTCTTTATTATCAATGAGTTTTTTGATGTTATTGTACCAATCTTCACTATCATTTGATATAAAACCACCTATTCCATTACTTTCAACATGAAATCGTTGATTGTTTGCAACTTTAGAAGCAACATATGGAATAGATAAAGCTCCATATTCATATAATTTTAAAGCAGATTTACATCTACCAAAAATTGTATTTACAACTGGAGCTAAACCTATATCAAAAGATGATATTTTATGAGGATAATCAGTAAAAGGCTGGCAGTCAAAAAACACCAACTTGTTTGCTGGCACTTTGTGATTTCTCATACACACATTCATTGCCATGTCAAATTCACAAAGAATACCAAAAAATACATTATCATATTCTCTTAAGATTTGAATTATAGGTTCTATGATTTCATTCAAGTCTGTTATATGACTACTGGATCCAAAAAAACCAATCAGCAAACTATTTTCGTCTACTTTGCAGCCTTGCTTAGAAGCATAAGTTTTCCAATCAAATTTTGAATCAAATGAATATCTATCTTTTATATCTATGTAATTTGGTAAAAATGAGCAATTTAGGTTCAAATGCTTATAGTATGCCATTAATTCTCTAGTTGAATAAAAAACAAAATCTGATGATGAAATGTTATTTTCTAATATTTCAATATTTATTTTTCCCTGTTCAAGATCTTGATCAAAAAAATGAAAGCTTGGATTTTCCCTATCAACATAATGATAGTTATCATCAAGATCAAATATGAGAACTGAGTTATTTTTTTCAGCTATTTCTTTAATCACTGGGAAATTTTTGTTATCAATTACTTTTGGTGCAATAATGAACTTGCATCCATTAAGAACTGATATTTGCTGGGCTCTTGGATAACAACAAATACTAACAGTGCAATCATTGTCTCCCAAGTTTTTATATGGAACTCTTGCTCTGTACCAATCATGCTCGCCTGCTACAACAGATACAGAAAGTAAGTTGTTAGAATTAGTGGAAATATGTTGATAATCAATATCTGTTTGTATGAAATTAGCACAAACTTTCATCATTTTTTCCCTAACAATATTGGCTTTATAAAGAGTGTCTTTCATTCACTAATCATTTCTTATCTAGAAATATTTGCTAATTTTAAATTACAAAAATCATGAGAGTAAATCTATACAAAATAAAGACTTATCATGATAAATTTTCCGGTAGAGATTCGAACTCCAATTAAAGGCACCAAAAACCTCTGTCCTACCATTGAACGACCGGAAACTATATTTTAATTATACAATAGTCTGTAGGGGGATCGAACCCCTGGTCTCATCCGTGAAAGGGACGCATCTTAACCACTCGACTAACAGACCATATGTGATTATTATACCTTATTTTTTTGGGATTTCAAGCTTCCCAAATTTAATTTTTTCCCAATCTCCTCGACCTGGTTTTTTAATTCCGTAATATTTACACCATTTATTTACTGCATTATCACTAACACCAAACATTTCTCCAATTTTCACACAAGGCATTTCCCATACTAACTTTTTTAAAACTTCTTTATCAGGTCTTTTAGATATTTTTATAACAGGTGCATAATTCACTACTGGCTTTGTTTCTGGAATATAAGTTTGCCTGATTTCATTTTGAAGAGAAACATATTCATCTATTTCTAAGAAACCTGCGTGAATTTCAGAATGACAATTAGAACAAACTATAATACATTTATTAAGTTCAATTTGTAAAACTTCAAATGGCTTGGTCATATTGCTGGAAAAACCAAATTCTTTTTCGTGTGGTTCTATGTGATGAAAGTGCAGTGCAGAAATACATTTGTCATAATTACAAACTATACATTTACCACCCATATATTCAACTGCTTTAAGTTTTTTATTTTGTCTTGATCGAGTTGTCCGACAAGTATTGCAAATATTTTTATGCTGTTGATGCCCTCCTGGATAATCTTTTTCACAAATACGACAAGTGTTCATTACTGGTTTTTCTTCTGTTAAATTCAATTGTTTTGTATTATGTTGATTGAATGGCGAACATTCGAAACAATACAAACGATTATTAGTGGATTTTAACTGTCCTTCTAAATAAATTCTTGAGGGTATTGTATTTTCACAGTTTTTGCATTTCTTCATATTAATAATTTCCTTTGGTAGTATTTTTTACTATACTACCATTAATTGTTCGTATCAAAATGAATTATACCTTGTAAATAAATAAATCCCCATACTTTTGCATGGGGATTTATTAGCTCCAACTGCTGGGATCGAACCAGCGACCGATCGGTTACTTACTACTATAGTTTTCACTACCAGATAATCTGTTTGTAGTCTGGACTATACCATCATCCTTAGCATTACCTAGTAGGATGTCGTCATTATAGTCTCTGCACCTTCCCTTACGGGCTTGGCTCAGTGTTGACATATCTTTCGACTTAGTTTTCACTGAATTTCGACAATTTTCTATACTAAATTACTTTAATAAGCTGCTATCTGTTTACAGCCGATTGCTCTACCGCTGAGCTAAGTTGGATCAAGTGCGGGAGGGGGATTTGAACCCCCGACCTGTAATTTATGAGACTACCGAGCTACCAAACTGCTCCATCCCGCGCTACAATTTATTATACCACAAAACTAATCACATGCAACCTTTAGAATTGTAATAATTGCAAATGCAACTACGAAACTAAAAATGAAATTTACTACCTTAGATTGGTTTTTCATAGTATTATTTTACCTTTGGATTCTTGATATTGTCAACAATTAAGTTGATATGTAGGTCTAGAAGTGTTATTTTCATCTGCTCATCATTCTTTCTATTGCCAAATCTTTTTTAGATTTAGGCTGATAATAATTTTTTTTAGAAATATCTGCCATCATGTGTATAGCAGCAGTGCATACTTGTTGTTGATTTTGATATTTTCTTTCAAGTTCTTTTTGATCAACTTGCTCTACAGGCTTCAAAGCATATCCAATGCTACCACTGATTAACACCAACATTAAATAAAACACAATTTTTTCAAAGTTTAGTTTCATAAGTACCTCCCCAAATAAAAAAACCCTATTCAATAAAGAATAGGGCTTCGATGCTCTAACTATATAATACAATATAACTTTGAAATTTCCTATTAAGATTACTTAACATTAAATGCTTTACCAGTGAGTGTTGTGAATCTTGCTATGGATTTTTCATAATATTCATCATCCATTTCACAGCCTTTAAATACTCTTTCTGTATTGTCACATGCAATCATTACAGAAGCAGAACCAGCAAAGAGATCTAAAACCACATCACCAGTTTTTGTATATGCTTTGATTAATCTTTCTAAAATCTCTAATGGTTTTTGTGTTGGATGCCAGTTGCAATATTCTTTTGAAGTGGTGTGATTATTTTTTTCCCAAACACAAGTTGGAATAGTGCCTTTATCATATTCTTCTCCTGTTCGGATATTAATCTTTTGCTTTCTTTCTTTTCTTACAGCATCTTCATTGAATAAGAAAGTTTTTTCTTTTGAGTAGCACCAAATATATTCATGTTTTCTGGCAAAATTAGTTTTGCTTCTTCCTCCCCAATTGTAAGACCATATTATTTCATTTTGTGAATGGAAATCGGGAAGTTTGTCAAGAATTTCTAATTTGTATCTTAGAAAAGTGTTGTATTTCAAAGTACCAAATACACACATCATTTTGTTGGGCTTAAGCACCCTAGCACATTCTTTTGACCAAGATTCGCACCATATTAGATAGGTTTCATCTGAAGTCCATTGTTTATCCCATCCTTTGCCACCATCATAGCCAATAAAATATGGTGGATCTGTGAGAATTAGATCAATAGAATTATCTGGTAATGTTTTAAGATATTCGAGACAATCAAGATTCTTATATTCGTGCATAGCGAGATTATACCTTACAGATATAAAAAAATAAATAGATTCCCATCATGAAACTTCGGTAATATTCTAAAATTAAAATAAAAATTCTTTGGGGTTTTTGATGGTATAATTAAAAAATGACTAATCCTGATTTTTTAAATTGGAAAGAGCTTTTTGTAAGTGAGAGCAACCGTATAGATCCTCAACCTGGGTATCTAGGAAATTCTAGTGGCTGCCCCATGTACGAAAATCATATGAGCGCATTGAATTTTGCATTGTCTAGTGATTTTGAATTGAAAGAATCTACTCCTTTAGATGTTCACAGGCTATTGACAAAGGGTATACCATTTTTTGAAGATTGCAATATGAGTGGGCAATATAGAACTACATCAGTTTGGATAGGCATAGATATGTGCCCTAAATTTGTTTTATTACCATCATTGATGACGCAATGGTATGAATGCACTAAAAAGTGGATGGATTCATGCCAGGATAAGAAATCTGCTTACAATATTGCTTGGGCATCTCATAACATGTTTGAAGTGGTACATCCTTTTATAGATGGCAATGGTCGCACTGGAAGATTGCTATTTAATAAAGTATTAGTTGAACTTGGATGTGACCCAGTGATATTTCAATTTGATGATAGATACGAATATTATGAATGCATACAAGAATTTAGAAATTCTTATTGGAACGGTATGCAATTTGATTTCACTTCTTTGAAATTATAATAGGAAATGCTTAAGATTTTCTATGGGAATAACATTTTCATAATCATTTTCATAAACACCTGGAATTAATTTTTCATCAATTTTGCAAAATATTTTACATCTAGATAATTCAATAAAATTTATATTCCTATAATTTTTAAGCTCCTCAAAGTTCAATTTAGGATTGTAATCTATTTCGCTAATTCTTGATTTTATTACCATTGGAATATCTGACAAATCATTGTTTGGTCCGATATAAAATCCATAGTCTGTTCCATATTTGTCATGAGCATATAAAAATGGTGCTTTGGGGTTTACATTTGTGTAATCAGGGAATCTTTGCCAGTAACCATATTTGATTTTTATATTATTTTCAAAAAATCCAATTGGAATATTTAGTGGTGGGAAAGTATTGTTGAAATAACCAACATGCCCATATCCATCATAATGTCTAAATTGTTCTTTGAGAGGATAATAACAAGTTGATTTGTATTTGTGACCTATTGGACTGTTTGTAATTTCAGTGCTTACTTCATCAAATCTGTGTATTCTGACATCTTTTTCAAAATCAATTTCAAATATTGTAGTTTTTAATCTTGCAACTTTAAACATTTGAAATGAAAAATCATTGCTTAAATGTTTCGCTTTCATAATGTTTGGATCATCAGTAGGTTCTGGATTATTCAACATCATAAATCTGCTGCATTCTGGATAATGTGAATATATGGAAAATGCCATTGGGTCAGGGTCATTTTTTAATTGTTTTTCAAGACCCTTCATTGTGTCCAGATTGCTATCTAAAAAAATGTGATCATCATTTCCTACAAAAAGAATTACTTCTTTTTCATCCTGGAATATCTGAGGATATATTTCTCTCCAATCAGCTATAGAATTGATTCTTCTAGCCCCTATAAAGACATTATCAATATTTTCTGCAAATAGATTTTTACAAAAAGATTTAAACTCATCTTTTCTGTCTTCAAAATCATCTTCAAGAGATGCAAATATATAAATTTTACTAAACAAACTACTTAATTCATTAAGACTTGCCAATGCATACTTAAATGTATCTAATCGATCATCTTCTGGCATCCAATCACATTTTCTATAATTCCAACCCATAGATTTATGTATTCTAATGTTTGTGATTTTTACATTGACAAAAAGTATCATAGAATTTTTATACAAAGACTCGGTAAAATATAAATATGACTACTTGGAGAAAATTATTAGAAGAAGAGTTTGAAATTCAAAATGAATTATGGAAAAACATTGCTATGATGGCTCCAGCTGATGGAAAATGGTTAGATTATTATTTTGATAATGATTCTAATGTAAGTGAAGGTGTTCCATTCACAGTGTGGACAAAAAATAGAGTTTATTTTCCATTGTCATTTGAAGGATCAGAATTTGTAGGTTCTGTTTCTAGAATTCCCAATGGTATTGCAACTGTTCATTTATCATATTAGAAATATTGAGGTAAAAAATGTGTGTATTTGTATTGGAAAAAATAAAATAAAATGTTTTTATTTTCAAGAATATTAGTATTTTTAAAAGATGGTTATAAAATCCAGATGAGAACATGGACAAAGGATTATTATATTTATTTAAAAGAAAACAGTCTTTATGATTCTTCGGGGAATTTATACTACCCTGATTTTAATGAATATCTTAAAAATAATCTTCATATACTGGATAACTCAGGACACACTTGGGAAGTTATTGATGATGATTTAGACTTGCATCTATAAGTATCTCAACCTTAAACCAAGAATAAAACAATAGCTATAGATTAAACCTGGGGGGGATTAAATGAATAAAGCTATTGTTTTATCTGTGTTTTTATACACCATATGTTCTATGGTATATGGTCAAAAACCACCACAAGTGAAGAACTTTTCTTCGCAAGTGGAGCTGTGCTACTGTGTTGGTACTCCATCTAATTATCACGTCAAAATGAGATGGGATTTGATACCCAAATGTACTCGCTATTTTATATATAGAGTTGAGAAAGGTGTAAAGCCAAATTACAATCAACCTTATGCCAAACTTACAAATAATGAGAATATTTTCATTGATAGAAATGTCAAGTATCAGCAAAAATGGGACTATTATGTTTGTGGTGTAGTGCCTAGTGGATACTTACAATTTTCAAATAAATCTACTGCGATTATCCCTTTATTAGATCTTAAGAATCCCGAAGCTCCCACTAACTTAAGAACATTTGGATTATGGAATAATGGTGCTTATGATCAATTGGTTTGGGACGCTAATTCTGATGCTGTATCTTATAATATTTATAGATATAGTCAAAAGATTGGTTCTTCCAATACTAATTCATTTACAGTAAGCCAGCTTATATTTGGTGAAGGCTGGACATATACAGTTACTGCTGTTGACAAGAATGGATTAGAATCTTTTCCATCTGCTTTAAGTTTAGCCAGGGGTGAGTTTGCTCCAAATTATAATTTTGGATGGACCACTAGACCACCATCAACTCCTGGAAAATATGTCACTGTGGCTGAATGGAATAATGAAAAGCCAAGAAATTTTATTAAGTGGCAAGATCAACAAGTATATGGGCAAGATGCTCCTGGTGCATATAACA